TTACTCCTGATTGTCCATCGCCATCTGAACCGTCAGCAATCCCCTGGCCTGCTCCCGTTCCCGGATCCGCTGCCCGGCCAGGGCATAATACTCCGCCGACAGTTCCACGCCGAAAAACCGGCGGCCGGTTTCCAGGCAGGCCAGAGGGACAGCCCCGCCCCCGATGAACGGATCCAGGATGCACCCTCCATCGGGCGTCACCCCGAGAAGCTCGACCAGCAACTCCACCGGCTTGCTGGTCAGGTGCACCTTTTCCGATGCGACCACACGGTGGGTGAACACCCCGGGCAGGCAACGGCGCGAAAATGTTTTCGCCGGCGGCTTGGCGGCATACACGACAAATTCGGCATCGCGCCGGAAGGATCCGAGCATCGGCCGGGCGGACGGCTTGTGCCAGACCACTACCCCCCGCCATTCGAATCCGGCGGCCTGGATCGCATCGGTCATGGCAGGCAGTTGCCGCCAGTCGCTGAACACCAGCACGGGGGCGCCCGGAGGAACCAGCCGCCAGCATTCCGAAAGCCACAATGTGGCCCACATAATAAACGACCGCTGGTCTTTATGGTCTCCCAGCATGGCCGGATATGTCTTCTTCGTCCCGGTGTTTTGATACTTGTTGGCAGGGTCGGCTCGGCGCGCTCCGGCATGCAGGCCGCCGCTGGAATAAGGAGGATCGGTCAGAATGGCGTCGAATGATACGTCGGCCAGGCCTCGCAGCACGGTCAATGAATCACCGTGGTGCAATTCCCCGTGATCAAAAATGGTCTTCATGCGAGAGCTCCTTGCCTGGAGCTCTCCGGCCCTCTCGCTTGGGGCTCGCGGCCCTCACGTGATTCAGCGTCCCGCATTTGGGACATTTGATGGAGAGGTTCAGGGCCTCCCCTTTTGCCAGCAAACGATTACAATTCCCGCACCTGATCTCCTGCATGCTCCGCTTCTTTACAGTTCCGCCTGTGCCTGCTACCTCCCTCGCACCCATGGTCCACCAGGGGAGGGAGCAGCGGCTACGGCCGTGGACCGGTGTTCCAGCACCGGGCCAGTGGGGCGGCCGCAATCCGCCCCGCCTGCTCCGCTATAAACCGCGTCGCCACACCCTATAGCGCCGAAACAACAAAAGATAATAACTCGTCATATCGGATGCCGTAGCGTGCTCCGGCCGGACACGCAGGTTGGATAACGTTGCCCTGCTCATCAGTTACCGCATCATCCGACTCCCACTCGTCGTGACAAAACAGAGCATACCGACGAGGATCCAACCCACGAGCAATAAACGCGGCCGCAACATCTTGCGCAATCACCCCAACATGTATACGCGCACCATCCCCCTTCTTGCTGACAGCGTCGCGAAATTTAAACGTTTTCATGAGTGCTTTTATGTCTTGTGCGACCAGCCGTTCCGTTTCATCCAACGACGAAATATCCTGTTTTTCTTTTTCGTCAGATGTAATAATTGTTCCTGATGCGGCGTACAACGCGGATATCCTCAAGCTGGATGATCCGACGCTCTTCACCCCGTCGTCCGTGGGTGAAAAACTGCCGGTATATGCCTGCCACAGAGATATACCGTTGGCAGCTAAATACAGCCTGTTCAGCGTATTTGAATTCACGACACCGGCATGCACGGTGGCATATTGTGCCAGGATCGACCCAAGATTTTTTGAGTTATGCAGACTTGGCGCTAGATCAACGCTGTGCTGGAGGTTGTCCCCTAGCGGCCCATCGTTGTACCACAGTTTTGCAGCGTAATTCCCAGACGTTGGGTCGTGCCCTGTCCCACCGCAGATCGCCGCCCTGCCACCTACCGGCGCGCGCAGGACTGCGCCCCATACGGCGTTATGATCAGCGTGGTACGTCCTGCAACTGCCAAACCCCGGACGGAACATTCCAGTATCTAATGCATTGTCAAATGGTGCAGTTGACAACAGTGGATAATACGGGCGCATATCCATGGTGCCCAGATACTGGAAATTCATGGTGTCTATCACAACGTTGTTCGTATATCCTGATGCAAAACCATTTGGCACATTAGGATTCGTATTGACCGTTGGCGCGGCTATGCATCTGGCCAGTTGATGGCCGCTGGGCCATGTTTTTGATGTTGTTACTTCGAACCAGCACTTATTGAATGCGATTGTCCTAACTTCATGTAAATGGAAAAAAACTTCGTCAGCAGTAAAAAATTTTACATTTTCAAGCATGATCTCGACAAATGCTTGCCCACTACATTCAAATAGAGCTGCTGGAGACGGAAACGCCTTATCACCTAACATTACATCGTTGCACAGCCTGCCAGACGTGTGCCGTATTGGATGCAACTCTGTGTCTCGAATAACAACGTGGCTGCTGCCTCCACCACTGGCTGGTGGCTTTATATATCCTCCGACGGCTACCCCTGCGGGGATACCCTCGTCAAACCCGGACAACCGGAGCATCGTCCCGCTATTCGTCACGCTCGCATCTGAAAACGTCCCCTGCGGCCCACTGAATGCAGATGTCAGGAATCGTACAGATCGCAAGCTGCGGAATGGATTGTCGGCCGAATATGGAATTTTTACATATGACGCGCCGTCTGTTTCGGTTATGCGGTAACTGTCAGCCCCGCGCATAGCCAACGCCCGCCATCCTTCAAATTTGCACCCTTCAATATGCAGGTGAAAGGGGTTAATAAAGCTGCTATACACTGGAGAATCGATAGTGCATATCATCATACCACTGCGGCGAAAATGGCCTACACATTGCACGTCCTGTACAGAGACGTTTACGCCTCCACCGACAACGATACCATAATCCCAATTTGCGGCCCACGGTGTGCTTTCGTCGGCGTTGGCATAGTCATTATACAATCCTAGGCCGTCGTCTCCACCGCCGTCCGGCAAAACACGAAATCCGGTCAAATTGGCGAACGAGGCGTTCAGGCCGGACACCAGGATCCCGACAGACAGGCTGATGGCTACGCCGTTGCTGTCGGTTAGGGTCTGCATGCTGTATTCGGCGTCATTCACCGTCGCCGGACAGCTGCTCGGGTTTGGCCAGACCGCGCCCGACCCGCGCATAGACGAAACGCCCTCCACACGCCACGTCTTTGGGCCTGTGCCGATCAAAACAATCTGCGTCGGGGCCACCTCGTTTGCGCCGTTGTTCAACCATCGCCACAGGGCGTTCCCCTGTCCGTACACGGTGGCGGGGTACTTGATGTGCAATGTCGCGTCGATGAAGATGGACCTGGAACCGAGATCAACGGGAACGTTCTGTTGACCGCCGTAGTCGACGGCTCTTTGGAGCGCAAGGGTATTCGCGGCCGCATTGGCCCGGTTATTGTGCATCACTCCAAACGCCGCAACATAGACGACTGGCTCGTCATAGCACCACCACGCGCCGTCTGCAGACTGCACTTTGCCTTCGTGGTCCGGCTCGAGGCCGACACGGCGCCACCGAGCCCCGCCGCCGTCTCCTGGGGAGGCGTATCCAGTCACGTATAATGTTTGCGCGTTGACAGGCACATGCGTGTCAGCGAGCTGCACAAACGTTGTTTGCACTGTGTCAGATGTTGACCCAGGGTCTATCCCTGGCCACGCCAATCGTAATTCACGACGGAACCACTCGCGCGCTTTACGCATGCCCACCCCCCGCCCAGAAAAATGCTGCCGGGCGCTCGACCTCGGATACGCCGACACCACGAATTTCCGCAGCCAGGGAGTTGTCCAGACAGCGGATCGCCACGACGATCCCATCGATGTCGCTCTCACTGATCACCACCAGCGAATGCCGATGGCTAACCATCAGATCACCGTCCACATCCAGGCCCAACGGTGCCAGGGCGGACGACAGGGCCTCTTTTGTCGGCGCATGCAGATACAGATCGATCATGATCTCTCCTTACACGGTCATGGCCTTCAGTTGTTTATCCGCTATGGCACACGCAAAATAATTAACTTGTCGTATCGCCCCATTAAAATTCAGACCGATTTTCATCATTGTTGTCAATGGAATATTTCCATTTGTTGACAATACAGGCTCTCCGCCGTTCAAAACCGCCTTGAAATTGTTTAACCGCCATGAAAACGCTATTCTTATTAACGTGTTGTTATCAACGTTGCCTAGGTTTAGGATGCACTGATTTGTACCATTGTATTCGACCCTGGCTGATAATGCTCCCAAATATCTCATTATCCTGATTTGATTACTGTTTCCACCATCGTCGATGCGGACAAGGTATTCGTAGCTCGTATGGGGACCGCCACCGGTAATGGCCTCAACAAAAACCGTCCCCTCGCCAACATTGAAATCAATAGCGGAGACAGGCACGTTGCACACATCCGCCGCCCGGGCCACCTGGGACCCCTCGCCCAAGATCGGGGACGTGGCGAATGCCCCGGCCTCCACCTGCAGGTGCCGCACGTCGCCGGATGGCGTCAGGGTCAACGTCCCAACTGTGGGCGTGAATGTGTAGCTCGCCCGGGCCGGAAGGGGCCCCACGCCGCCCACCGTCGCAGCGTGGGCCCCGGACAGCACTATGGAGCCGGTCCCGAAAAACGACACCGTATAAGCCTGGGCCGTGACCGTGACGTTTTGGGCCGCCGTGGGCGCGGCGGCGACGGTATTGAGGCGGACCGTCGTCCGCTCGGTCAGTATCCCCCGGAGCGAGCCGTCGTTGGCATCGTAATCAAAACGCGGCACACCTGCGGCGGCCTCGACAAGCGCCCCCGCCGCAGACAAACTCCAGGCACTGGAGGCCCGAGAAAACATGATAGAGCTGGGCAGCCGCCGCACCAGCAGATCGAACGGGAAAGACAACACTGGCGGGATCGTTGGCAATTCCAAATCGTTGATGGCACCGATAAAATCTGCCACAGCCACAGCTGATGCTGCGGCACTTGCGGCGGCCGTCTGGGCGGCCGTGTGTGCTGTGGCCGCCGTGGTCGCGCTCGCGGCGGCTTCCGTGGCCTTCGTGGTAGCGGTGGCCGCCTTCGTGGTAGCGGTGGAGGCGGCGGAGGATGCCATGGCAGCGCTTGCGGCGGCTTCCGTGGCCTTCGTGGTAGCGGTGGACGCTTTCGTGGTCGCGGCGGTCGCGGCGGAGGATGCCATGGCAGCGTTCTCAGCGGCCGTCATGAGTGCGTCATCCATCAGGGCTGCCCTCTGCTGTCGCTCTGCCGCCATGTCCTCCTGCCAACTGGTGGACAAGGTCTCAAGCTCATGCAGACGGCGGACGAGAGCCAAGAAGCGTGCATTCAGCTCGGCCGCCGAAAGTGGTGTCTTGCCATCCACCCACGTATATTTTTCCAGGTCTAGCATGACGGGCCTCTTAAATGGCCACGTCCATGCGTTGCGCGACACTGTAGCAACGCATGGACGTGGTGGTCGTGCCGTCGATCCGGATTTTGTATTCGGCAATGCCCGGGTCAAGAGAGAACACCACGGTCCTACGGATCGTCTCGGCATCCAGGTGCTCGTCCGTAACCGCGCCGGTGTAGGCGTTGCCGCCGGAGAGCAGCGCCACGTCGCAGGTATGCCGCGTGGCATCCCAGGATTCCAGGCGCAGGATGACGTGGATCTCGCTCTTGGCAGTCGCCAGGGTCCGCAGGCTCGAAATATGTCGAAACGAGGTTGCGGGACGCTGGGCCCTCAGTTTGCTGCCGGACAGACCCAGCCCCGGCATCAGATCCTGCGAGCCGTTAAACACGGCCCGCAGATAGACCAGGGCGGGGAGCCCCAGTAGGTTGTCGGCGGTCCCGGCCGTCAGCGGAGTCCATGCGCTCGCCCCGGAAGGTTTATACTCGTAGGTCAGGGACGTGGCGTCGGGCTGGACGCATTCGGCCAACACGGAAAGCGCGGCGATGCCGCCGGACAGGTCGATGGGGGACAGGTCGACGACCGTCCGGGGGTTCGCGAATTTGGCGTAATACAGAGACATCATGAGGTCTTTTTGGAAATCTCCCTGGAAATACTCCCCGTCCGTGCTGTAAAACAGGGTGCCCGCGCCGTATGTTGATCCCTCGACGACAGCCACGCCATGAGCTCCGGCGGTCACGAGCACGATGGCGTACCGCCTCCCCGCTGCCAGGAACACGGGCTCCGTGAACGAGAAAAACGTTTCCGAAGGCTTGATTTTTATGGCGGCGGCGGCAACCGTGGCCTTTCCCAGCACCCGGTTATGGTTCGGCAGGCCGTTGACGGTGTCCATCAGGTACATGGTGACCGCCCCGTCGGCCGCCTTTTTGGTGAACGTCAAGCCGATCTTGCTCAGCCACCCCCCCTGAGAATTCAAGAACGTCTGGGCCGTGATCGCGCCGTTGACGCTTTCGGTCTGGCTGTCCACCACGGTATAGGTTTCCTGCCAGGTGTGGATGGTGACGTCTCGCTCACGGATCAGATTCCAAAACAAGGCGCTCCCAGCCGTCCAGCTCTCGGTGTAGGAACTGTCGCCCAGGGTCACCCCGGCGGGCAGCTCCCCTTCAAAGACGGTTTCAACGACCGAACCATTGTCCACAACCCCCCCGTACAGCCCGGACGTCCAATACTGCCGGGTCGGGCTGTATTCGATGCGTTGCTTGGTCCGGGTGCATTGCCGCGTCGTCACGTTTTGGTACTGATACTGTGACAAGAGCAGCTCCCCGGCGTATCCCGATGTCGTGAGCCGGGCGACTTCGGTGTAGGCGGGCAGGATCAATCCGTTGCAGTTCTTGACGGTGGTGGCCAGGGGATTGGCCAGGGCCAGTTGCTGTTCGGTCTCGCCCGCCCACGGGAACCGCAGGCCCAGACGGCACAGGGCGTGATAGTCCGGGTTGGCGGCGTCGGATTCGGACGCGTCGAAAAACAGGTCCGCCTCATACTCGGTGTAGGTGGCCGGAAGCTGCAATTTGTCGCGCAAAACGGCCACCTCAGCCGCCAATTGCGTCACCAGCCCCGTGGTTTGGCTGCTCCTGGCCAGGACCGCGAGGCTGGCCAGGTCGGACATGATGCTGGCCAGCTTGGGCGTGGCCTCGTTGATCCAGGCCAGATTCGCCAGGGTTTGCTGCCAGACGTCCCACAACCGCATGAGCTGCCGGTTTTCGGCCAGTTCGATGGCCTGGATGCCGGATGCGTCCAGGAGCACATGGGCGATGGGCGTGTATCCGGTCGGGGCGTCGGGCCGCTGGGGCGTGGTCGATTCCAGTCCGGCCGTGATCAGGATGGCCACCTGGCGGGCCGTGTGCATGAGCACGGCACGGGGCTCGGTCTGGCCGGACGACAGGTCAACCAGGAAATCACGCGGCTCCTGGGTCGTGTCCACGTCCTGACCGATGACCGACACGACCAGATATTTCTGGTCAACCAGGGGCAGATACGAAAACAGGCTGATGGTCTCCGCCTCGTTTTTGGCGAACCGTTTGCCGGTCACCCCGTCCCAGAGGCGCCCGGCAGCGACGTCGATCTCCGTGGCCGAATGCTGCGTGACGCCCAGTCCTACAAAAAGCCTCTCGGCCGTGATGGCGTCGGACACGATATGCGCCAGGGCCGTGTCGGCGAACCCCCCGATGCTGTTGAGGTCGACGGCCTGCAGTTCCTGCCGGTCCCGAAAGATGACGAGCGTTTCCATGTTTCCCCCTAGAAGGTTTCCGGTCGATATTCGCCGCAGATGACGGCGCCGCAGGTCAGCGACTCGCTGGCCTGGATCTGTTGCCTATTTGCCGTTGAAACGAGGATGCGATCGGAGAGTCTGACAGACATTCGGCCAATCCGGCGCATGCGGCCGATCCAGCCCCCGGCGTCCAGGTCGCAGGTGTGCCGCATGCCCAGGTGGCGGCCGCAAAACAGGGCCCTGGCCGGGGCCGGACGCAGCATATCCACGGCGGCCTCGGCGTAGTGCGGCCGCAGCGCCCCCAGTTTGACCGCGCCCAGAAAGGTGGATGTCTCGCGCCGGTTGAAAACCACCCGGGCCGGGTCGAACAATTTGGTGCGGCGGTAGAGGCGATCCCCGGCGGTAGACCGCATCGGAAACCGGCCGGACATGAACAGATGCGCCGGGGCGTCGTAGGCGTCCGGCCAGCGGTGCCCCAGGAAAATGCCGTAGCCGTCCGAGCCCGGGGCCGCGATCTGGTCGCACCCGATCCGCATGGGCGTAAGCGACGGGCGCACGGACAACGGCCTACGGCGTTCGATTTCGTCGGCGTAGCCCACGGTCAGGTCCAGCACGTACATACGCGTTGCCGCCCCGGTGTCCGCCGTGACCCCGAACAGGCATTGCCCCACGAAAAGTGACCGGCCCGCCTGCCCGGGCAGGCGCACGGTCACACGCTCGAGGCCGAGCCTGTCCTGGGTGTCGCGCCAAGTGGCCAACGAATCCAGCCACGTGTCCTCGCCGGTCAACGGATCGTAGAGGGTCACGCGTTCGCCGATGCGCAGGATGGCGTCCGAGACGCCGGGCCAGCAGTCCCCGGCGAAATCACCGACGAACGCCCCCTGCCGCGTCCCGGCGTGGCGATAGGGATAGATGCGCACCTCGGGATGCGGGGCCTCCCAGGCAACCCGCTCGGCGGCGGTCAGGGAGGCCCCGCAATACGATTTCGTCGGCGGCGAGCAGGCCAGGAGATCGCGGGAAAGGAACGTGCGCAGGTAGAGCGACAGGCCGTAGGTGGTGCCCTTGTAGCGGTGGTAGTCGTAAAACCGGCTGATGACGTGCAGCCGCTCCTCGCGCGTCCGCAGCAGGTCGTATCCCTCCAGGTGGCAACCCCAGGCCACCACGTCGAGGATATCTTCGGGCAGCGCGGCCAGGGCGGCATAGATGATCTCGACCGGGATCGTGGCGGTCACGTCCTGGTGCACAGGGTCCAGGCTGTCGGCCAGGGCCCGGATCGTCGCATCCCAGGAAATGGACGGCGGCAGGATGTCCGTCAGGGCCAGGGTCTGCAGGGAAACGCCGCTCATGCGCTTTCCATGCCTCCGAAGACAACGGCGACATCGCCCGGCGTGGCCACCTGCCAGGCCGACAGGCGCGTATAGACCGGCGCCGATATTTCCACCCGCTTGACCCCGGCGGCCTTGATCCTGGCCGTGAGCTCGGACGGGTCGATGTCCCGCCCCAGACGCCCCCGCTGCCAGGCCAGATAGCCGGTGACGGCGGCGGTGACGGCCGAGGCGATGGACGCAGCCCGGGATGACGACGCTTCGTCCAGGAACCATGTCCCGGCCACTATGTAAGGCACTTCCTCCGGCGGCCGCACCTGGACGATGTCGGTCAGGGGCCGGACGGACCGGCCGGCCAGGGCCCCATGCACGGCCGCGACGATCTCGGATGGCGGCAGCATCCCCCCGGAGCACAGAGGATAGACGGTGACCTGCCCGGGCTCGTGGGACACGGCCGCAGCATCGATGATCGTGGGCGATGCCGTCAGCGTGTGAAACAGGTAGGCCCCTTCCGGGCCGCAGGTCGAAAAAGCCTCAATGGCCAGCCGGATGCGCTCCCGGTATCTGGCGTCATCCTCTTCATCCGCCCCGCCGAACGAGGTCGAGACGTTGACAGCATCCGTGACTCCGGCCAATACGTCGATCATGCGATCGATCTGCCCGGACACGTAGCCCGAGCCGTCCGGGCCGGGAGTTTGGCAGGTGGCCAGGACGTCCACATAGAGCGATCCGACCGGGATGATCGCGGTCACCCCGGTCGCAAAAATCAGATTCCCGTCCGGGGTAACCCGTGTCCCCTGAGGCACAAGCACCGCAAAATCCTTCACGGCGTCGGTTGCGAAACGCATGGTGACCGTGGCGGCCGTGGCGGCCAGCCGGGGGCAGGCATAGAACGCCCCGAGGTGGTCGAGGTAATCGCCTGTCGCATAGGCGAGCAGGTTTTGCTTGCCCGTCCAGTCGATCAGGTAGCGCTGCTGGGTCAGGACCACGGCCACGGCCTCAAGGAACAGCCGTTCCGGCGCGCCCGGGGCCAGGGTCAGCCCGGTAATGCGCTCGTAGGACGCAATGACGTCGGACTGGGCCTGGGCAGGGTCAATGGGGCAAAACATGATGTCCGGCAAGGTCATGGCGTGACACCCTCCCGCAGCGTGAACTCGAGCACCGGGGCCAGCAGGCCGTCCATGTGATCGGCCGCGGTGAACTTCTCGAAGCGGATCCCCGTAACCTTGACCCGCGGCTCGTAGGATTCGACCTGCTCGACGATCCCGGCCATGCGCCGCTGAGCCTCGAACGGCGACGGCGAGTCCAAAAAATCCCCGCCCCCGGCGAACGCCCGGTCGAGCGGCACGGACCACGACATGGTGGCCAGGATCGTGCGCACGTTCTGCAGGATCTCGCCGATGCCCGTGGCGCCGATGACGATAGGCGGCTGCGTCGCTGCGGTAACCTCGTACATCAGTTGTATTCCTTCAGTTGCAACTGCACGTATGCCACCATGGGTCGCCCCCTGGGGTCTGTCCTGGCCCGGTTTTCGGTCTTTTTCTCGACCACGTATTTTCCAAAAATGCGGCCGCCAAGGATGAGCCGGAAAGCCTTTCCGCTTTGCTGCATTGCGTCTAACTTTTTCATCTCGATTTCCGGGGTGCAGAACCCGGCATCCAGGATGATGGCCAGGGAGAATTCTGCCAGGCCCATGCCCAGCTTCTGCAGCCTGGCCTTGCCCTCGATCACGTCATGCTGGGCGAAGTTCATCGTGGTGTCCCGGACACAGTCGTTCCAGGTCATGATGCGGTCATCGCCGACCTCGAACGCCACGTCGCCCAAGCTGCCCACCAGCGCCATCGCTATTCCTCCCTGGCCTCATCGCTGAACACCTTGTCGTCGATCAGATCCGGCACCCACGGGCCTTGTATGAGTTGCCCGAGAAGCACGATGTACTTCGCGTTCAAGAACACCATGCGCTCGGCATCCACGCCGAAATAGCCCTGCCCCTTGACCTTCAGCCAATCCTCCGCAGTCGGGATGCCGGGCGGTTCGTCCGGAATCATTTTGTCCGGCTTGACCTTGAAAAGGATGTTGCTCTCGTTGGCCCGGTGTCGCTCCAGCTTTTTGAGCGCCGAGGTCTCAATGCCGCCGCGTACGTTGGCCCGCAGTTCATGGTTTTTACGGTCGTATTCGAGCAGGGTCTTGTCCGCGAACGTGACGTGGCGCTTGTCCTGGTCCTGGACCGGTGTGCCGTCTACCCGGGAATAAAACGAGCCGAGGCAGAACCCCTGCTCGATTCCAAGCGGTAGGAACACGCACAAAACCTGCTCGCCCGGGTCGGGCATGGCGTAGTCTTTGTTGCGCAACGTCTGCCGATGCAGCACGGGCAGGTTGTGGGTGACCAGACCGTCGGCATCGCCGATCTGGACCCGAACCGTTCCGGCGGCGGGGTCCGTGGAGACCACGATCCCAACGCGAACGACGTGGCGGACCATCTCCTCGAGGCGGTTCAGCCGGGCTTCGATATTCGAGAACATCAGTACCCCAGGGTCTTGCGGAGCTTGAGGTCCGTCGTGTAGCCGGAGCTCCGGTCATAGGCGTGGGTGGCCGTCTCGATGGCATACGTCCCGTCGAAGCGGCCGAACCCGGCCACCCCGACGTTCATGGCCGCCCGCAGGTCGGGATCGCCGAGCAGCGTCAGGCTGCCCTCAAATTCCTGCTTGTTTTTTCCGCGTGCCTCGGCCTCGGCGAGGACCACCCCGTCGTCAAGAGGATCCAGACGCCGATTCACACGGTGCGTGTCCCCTCCCCGGCCGGAGCCGCCCTTGACGTACGAGCTCGTGTCCTTGGTCACGGGGTTGGCGAAATTCACCTGCCCGCCCCCGCCGTACACGCCCTCAGTTTTTTCCTTGAAACGGAAGGACTTGATGGCGCTCTCGCCCCGGGTCAGGGTCTTGGCCGGTGACCGGGCGTCCCCGGCCTTGCCGCTCATGAGAATGATGCTGTCCTCGGCCACCTTGAGGTTCATGCCCCGCTGCTCGGCCATGCGCTTGATGAACCCCAGGTCGGACGTCTCGCGCTGATCCATGCGCTGAAATGGAAAATCCGGGCCGTCGTACCGCAACGTCAGGCCGTTTTGATCCGCCATGTCCTGGGCCACCTGCTTGAGCGAGGCGTTCTCCCAGGCCTTGGTTTTCTTCGTCTGGCGCAGGGAGGTGGTGACCGCCGCGCTCACGGCCTTGATGGACACGGTGTCCGGGGCCCCGGAGAGCTCGACCTCGTCGACGGTAAACGTGCCGCAACGCATGACGAGGGGGGAACTGCCCGGCTTGTCCCAGTCGAGGCAGCGGATGGAGGCCACCAGCTTGGCCCCCTTGTCCGGATACCAGTCGCCTTTCCAGAGGTGTTCCCGGTCCTCCAGGGTCACCTGGAGATCGTCGGCCTTGCCGTGCGCCTCGTCCGTGTATGAGAACGACAGGACGAACGGGGCGATGTTGGCCGAGATGTCCTTGCCCTCGTAAAGCAGGGACAAGACCGCCTGCCGGGTCGGGATGCTGACGCCGCTCATTTCCATGGCGGGTCCATGGCCTGCCGGGTTAGTTCGGCCTCAAGTTCCGGGACGGCCAGCCGCACCCCGGACGCGAACACCACAACGTGGCGATGCTGCGGGTTGGCCTCCATGAGCTTGTGCATCAGCTTCTCGTTGCCCCAAATCCGGTAGGCGATGGTGTCCCACATGTCGCCCTGGATGGTGCCGTAGCTATCAGCCATAGGACCGCCTCATCTGCTGCGAACGCATGGCCTCAAGGCGCGATTCCAGGTCTCGGGAGAAGGTGTCCATGGCCGCCTTCACGATCTGATGCACATGCTCCAGGCCGACGCCGGTCACCGTGACGTTGTTGTTCACGACCAGCCCCGACCCGGCTGGTCCACCCTTCCCCGAGGCGGGCGGCCCGGACGGGAGGGACGCGGGGGCAGCCTGACCACCCTGCCCGCCCTGCCCGCCCATGGCCCGCTGCAGGATCTCCTGATGCTTGGGCGACTGCCATGCAGGATCGGAGGCCAGGGCCTGGGCCTTTTCGGACGTCATCCCGGCCAGGGTGGCGGGCTTGACACCGGCGGCGGGCGACGCGGCCGGGGCCGGACTGGCTGGCTCGGGAACGGTCTGGCCCAAATCGGCGGCAACCTTGGCCACATCCTCGGCAGCATCCTTGCCGCCAATTCCGAGCCAGCCCATGACGGTTCCCAGTTTATCTTCCAAAAAACCAAGAGGCGACGTGATCAGGCTGGTGATTTCGTTCATGGCCTTGCCGCAAAACCCGGTGATGGAGTCCCACAGGTCGGCGAACCAGGCCTTGATCGGCTCCCAGTTCTCGTAAATGAGGTAGGCGGCCCCGGCCAGGGCGGCCACGGCCATGATGACCACACCAATTGGGTTGGCGGTCAGTGCGGCGTTCCAGAGCCACTGGGCCGCGGTCACGGCAGCGGTCACGGCCGCCCAACCGAGCATAACTCCCCGGCCTACCAGGATCGCCCCTTGCCAGACTCCATGTGCGGCGGCCGAGGCCAGGGCGACGGTTCGGCTCCACAACATGCTGGCGTTGGCCGCGATAACCGACGGCCGCAACAGCCGGAAGGCCCCGGTGACCAGGCTGACGCCGTCCATCAGCAACGTTCCGCCGATGCGCGCAGCCAACACGGCCACCTTGAATCCCACCAGTCCTGCAGCCGCAAAGGCGATCACTGTCGTCAGGTTCGGATATCGCTGGGCCAGATCGGCAACCACACTGACCATCGACCCCAGACTCTCGGCGGCGGCCCCCACGGTGGGCAGCAGCACAGATCCCAACGTCGATCCAAGCCGGGTCAGGGAGATCGTGGCGGATTTGATGCGTTCGGTCCCGGTGGTCATCATGTTGGCGAAATCCTGGTCCACCACCCCGGATGCGCCCAGAGTCCGTTCCTTGATCTGCCGGTATTCCTCCATGTTCTGGAGCATGGGGGCCAGGAAATTGCCAACCTGCATGTCGCCGAACAGTTCACCGATACGAAACTTGTCCCCCTTGGTGAGTTGGCTGATCAGGCCGATCATGTATTCGACAGGGTTCTCCCCCCTGGCCATGGCCGCCTTCATGCTCGTCTCAAGGTTGACTCCGAATTCTTCCTTGAAGCGCTTGACCGTATCCGGCGCGGTCATTTTCTGCAGGAAATTCTTGAGGTTGTTTGCGGCCTCTTCAGGCGATCCCGCGCCCTTCATGGCCACCTGCAGGGCACTTCCCAGAGTGGCCACGGCCTCCGTGCCCTGCATGCCCAGGGTGGCGGCCTGGGCCGTCAATAATGGGAAAAACCTGGCCATGTCCTTGAGCTCAAAACTGCCTTCCTTTCCGGCCTGGGCCAGCATGTCCATGGCTTTGGGAACTTGGTTTTCCGCCAGCTTGAGGTTGTCGAGCAGGGCGTAGGTGGTCACGGACAGGTCTTCGACCGAAGCCTGGGCGGCCGTGGCCGTTTTGCCGATGGGGGCCAACACCGCCGTGGCCCGGCCGGGATCCAGGCCTTTGCCCAGCAGCACGTTGTAGGCATCCAGCATGGCGTCTGTGGTCTGGTTGACGTCTCCCCCGACACGGCGCATGGACTGCCCCAATTCCTCCACTTGTTGGGCGGAGAGGTCAGCGATGTTGCCGATGGCTCGCAGGCGATGCTCCTCACCCATGGCCACCTTCACAGGGGCAACAAAGGCAGCCGTCGCCCCTGCGACCCCGAGCAGATCACCCCTGGCTTCGTCCCGAACCTCTTTCCGCCGCTGGGAAGCCTGTAACCGATTCAAGGATTGGTTGGCCTTGTCGGCGGAGGCAGCAAACGCCTTGTGCTTGGCCGAAGCGTTGTCCAGTGTGACGCCGTACTTGCTCGCCGTGGCCTGGGCTTTTCCCAGTTCTTTTTGTGTCTGTGCGATTCGATTGGCCAGCTTCACGTTGTCCGTGCCCAACGCGCCCTGGGAGGCTTTCAGCCGATCAAGCCGGGCGCCGAGCCGGGCCACGTCGGCGGCGGCCGACGCGCCCAGTCGCGAACTGGACAGCGCTGTCTTTAACCCTTGCGCCTGTTCGCGAGCTGTCTTAAATACAGTGGTGAATCCAGGCGCGAGCGTTGCGCCCACCACCAACCCTAACGTGATGGCCTTGCTCATGACCTACACCATCTTCTTGTTGGTATTCCTCGGCGAAGTCGCCATCCGGGCCCTGTTCGGGATCCAGGATATTCCGGCTGCGTTCGGGCACGGTTTTCTGGCCGGCCTCATAGTCCTCGGGGTCGATTTCGTTTCGTATTTCATCCGCTCCCTCTTCCCCCGCTCATAGCCTGGGTTCCACATCCCGGGCCGCCTCCATCCAGGCAACCAATTCCGTCAGCGTCAGATCCAGCAATTCGCCCAGGCTCCATCCGGTGCGCGAGGCCAGGGCCACAATCATCATCCGGACGTCCTCGGGCCGGGGCATCACCTGGGCGACGCGCGTGACCGTGTCGCCCAGGCGTGCCCCGATCAGGCCAAAAAACCGGCCCACTTCCTCTGCACGGCGAGATAGTCGGCCCCGTCCATCTGTTCGAGATCCTCGGGGTTGACGCCGAGCAGAGCCGCGATGCCGTGCAACTCGCGCTCCTCGGCCGTGATCGCGCCCGGAAACTGCCGGACCAGATCACGTGCGACCGGGCGACGCGAGAAGACCAGGGAGGTGACGGTGCGATCTCCGGTCTTGAACGGGCGCCTGAGGGACGCGGTCAATTCGTCCGGAGCCACCGGGGCGGACGGCTGCCCCATGGAGGCGGCCGGGGCGGCGGACTGCGGGGTGACGGGAGCGCCCTGGACGGGCGGGACGGTGCCTTCGGGTTTCTTTTCGAGATCGGACATGGGGATGCTCCTTTCCTGGTTTTGGTTATGTCGGGGCGTGGCGGACCACGCCGGACGTGTCGCCGGGCAACCGGGATGTGCTGTTCGCTGTACTTTTGCAGACTGGGCTGATACTGGATTGCCTATTTTTATCGGCCAATCGGCACAGGCCGGGCAGGCCCCAACCTGAACAGGAGGATTTTCGGATGAAGACCTTCGAGTACTTGCTTCAACAGATCCTGTTGGACAACAACGGGAGTTACTTCATGCAACACGGGGACAACCCCATACTGAATTACCCATCAATATCCGCGCCGTTGGATGTTCTTGGGTCTGAAGGATGGGAAATGATAACAAGCCATCGGTACATGACGTCAGACGTTGTTAATGGCGTACAATGCCAATACCTCTACGAGTTCTTTTTCAAGAGGGAAAAATCCTAACCGGCGCTTCGTAATCTGGCTGACTGTCCCTTTTCAAGCAGCCCGAGAATTCTGCTTGAAGACGCTCACCAAATAACTGGTTTTACGTCTGCACATCCATGTATCTCCGGGGCTCCCGGCTGTCGGGAGCCCCGTTCGCGAACAGCACATACTCGGTTGTCAAAGATCAGCGGCCGCAGCCGCGTGTAGCCGTAGCTAGTTGGTCAGGCCGAGATGTTCGCGCACCTGGGCCAGGGCGTCCACGCCGTCGATCTTGTAGATGAAGTTCAGCTGGTCGATCTCCATGGCTTCCTTGCCGTCCACGAAGACCTTCAGATAGGTGACCGAAAGCTCCATCTCGTTGTCCATCTTCTTGCCCACGTCGAGCTTGCCCAGACCCTTTTTCTTGGGCACGCCGCGCACCACGATCCGCGAGGGATAGGAGGTGTATTCGCTGTTTCCAGCGTCCAAGGCCTGGATGGACAGGCGCAGGTCGAACATCTTGGGCGTGGGCGTCAAAAGCAGCATGAGCGGCCGGTAGAGCGTCCGGAACTTGAGCTTCAGGGTCATGCCCTTGGTGTGGCCCATGGTCGGCGACTCGAACTCTCCGCCCAGGCCGGACCCGGACAGCGTCTCCGCCATGTGGTCCACGTCGGGCAGGTCAATGTCGGCCAGGCCGACCAGGTCCGCGCCGTCCTGGTAGACCTTGTAGTTGATGAGTTTTTCCGGAACCCTGTTGATGATGGACATGCTGGCCTCCTTAGGACTGGCCGAACAGGTTGTTCAGGTAGTTGGGATCGTATTCGAGCAGGAACATGATCTCCCGGGCCGGGCTGGGCGGCGTGGCGTACAGGTGGAAACGCGCGACACCGTCCATCAGGTCCGTGATCGGGTTCTCGTCCGCGACGAATTCCAGGCGGCCGCCCAGGAGATATTCGCGCGCCGCCAGCCCGTTCAGCCAGATGTTGCAGCTGTCCACGATGGTTTCGACCAGACGCCGGGTCAGCGGCTTGTCCACCTTGGCCCAGAACGTCAGGATGACCGTGTTCTGGATCCAGTCGAACATCCGGTTGATGCAGTCGAAGGCGTCGATGACGTCGGTGTTGTCGGGATAGGTGGCCGTGCGGCCGCCCCAGCAGCGCCAGCCGCCGATGAAATTGAGGGCGGTCACGATGCCCTGGCCGTTTAAGTAGTTCGCCTCCTCCGGGGTCAGCCAGACGTCGGACCCGGCAATGGTGGTGCCCTCGGCCAGATAGCGCTTGTTGGACGGGGTTTCGTAGGGCACGTCCTCGTTGTTTCCGTCCACCTGGGCATAGAGCGCGGCCAGGTGCGTGCTCATCCAGTGGGTTTCCGTGCCGTACTTGAGCCGCGGCCAGCACACGACCATGTTCTCGTCGGTCAGGTTGTGGTCGTTTTTCCAGCCCGGGCAGTCGGAATAGAGCGTGAGGGACTCGGGCAGATCCACGATGGCCTTGGCCCGGAAATGACCGTTCACATTCGTGCCCTTGGCGGCCATGAGGATGGCCACGGCCGGATCGGCCGAATAGCCAGGGGACACGATCAGACCCGGCAGTTCGCGGAAGCGGGGAAAGACCATGTCGAGCAGCTCGAGGCCGGTCTTTTTGCCGCCGTCCACGCCGCCGATGATGTCGGCCGTGTCGACCATGGAGGGATCGCCGGCGGTGTAACTCATCTTGACGGTGCCGCCGGCCGGGATGGCCCCGGCCGTCTTGCGGGTCAGAGTGCCCCCGGGGCCGTCCAGGTCGTAGTCGGTCCCGGCGACGTAGGTGGTCAGGCCGTCGGTGGATTTCACCACCATGCCGGTCAGGCCGTAATGCCCCACATGCAGCAGACCGTCGGCGTCGAAGGTGCCCGCCACGTCCTCGTGCGCCGTCTTGTGCACGGCCGGATCGAAGACGTTGACCACGAACATGGGAGTCACGGTGTAGAGCGAGAAAAAGACCTTGGCGAACTCGCACAGGTTGTAACTGGCCACGTCGTCGTCCCAGCCGAGGGTGGTGGCGAATTCCTCGTAGGTGGAGATCATCTTGATCTCGTTCACGGGGCGCTTGTCGGCCGCCAGCTTGTGAACAGGGGCCACCCCGACCACAAACGGGACAGACACCGTGGTGCGGCGCGGCGGCACGATCGAGGTGGGCAGACGTTTGGCGTAAACGCCGTGGCGGTAGCCGGTGGCCATGGGCTATCCCTCCTTCTTTTGCGGCAGGTACTTGTCCCGGACGGCGGTCACGGCCCGCGCGAGCGCCGTGCCCGGACGGGAAACGGCACGGAGTGCGGTCCCGGCCTCGGCCACGGGAACGAAACACGCGGCCAGATCCGGATCACCGGCGACGGCCTGGGCCAGCGGCGGCGGCATGGGGCCCCGAAAGACGGCCAAGGCCGCTACCGGGAACGGCCGTACCAAACGCGGGCCGACATAGATCACATGGGCGGGAGCCTCCGGGGTGGCCGGAGTCGCCACCCCGGGCGACGGCGCTTCATCCGGAACCGGATTCAGGCCCTGGTCGATTTGGATCTCATCCATAGGATTCCTCCGTGAGTTGTATGCCGGGCACACGCCAGAGCCCGTTGATCTGGGCGCCCATGTAGGGGAACGAAAACTCCTCGTAGACCTTCCAGGACAGCAGACGGCCCTGTTTGTCCGGGACCAGTTCGCCGCGGCCGGACACCTGCCGCCGCTTGAGCAACGCCGTGCGCACGAACGACAGCAGGTTCTGGATCTCGTGTTCCATGGCCTCGCCTCGCTCGACGGCGCTCACGGCGCATATGATCGCGATCTCGCACAGGGAACCGTCCTCGTAATCCTCTCCGGACGAGGCACGAAGCAGGACAAAGGGATAGGCCGTCTCCTCCTTCTCTCCCTGGTTTCTCGGCGGCAGTTCGCCGATCATGACCCGGGGTGCCCGGAGCGCGGCAGGATTGCCCCGACTTTCCGGGGACAAAAGCGGCAGCGTCTCCAATGCCTTCTCCAGGTAATCCCGTAGGTCCGACAACAGCAGAAAGAACATGACCCCTCCTATCCAGCCTGCTGGAGCAGGAATGCCACCTCGTGCCCCAGATATTTCGCGAAGAGTTCATCCGTCTGTTTTTCGATCGGGATCCTGATGCTGTCCCGATGAAACCAAAATTGCACGGACGGTCCGGTAAGTTCTTTGATCCGGCGCGATCCGTCCTTGCGGCGAAACACCCCGAGGTGACCCGACGGCATCTGGGCCAGGAACGCCCCGGGGATGACTCCCAGGCCGGAGGAACGCAGAACCTGGGCCGACGCCCCTACCGGAGGCCGCCTCACGGATGGGCCGGATGGCTTGACCTTGTAGCGCAGCAGCAACTGCCGCCCCTGAGTCCCGCCCAGGTACCCATGAGCCTCATCCCCGGTCCACATCACCCGGGACTGATACACACCGGGACGGACAAACTTCTGCATGAGCACAGACTCCCGGGAAACGCCCCGGGTGAATTCTCCCTTGAGCTTCGTCAGGAGCTTGCCCAGCGAACGCTGCAGAGCCAGAGGCATTTTGTCCGGAATATGCACCAGCGGTGCGAGTTCTCGTTCGTACGAGGGGATGTCGTAATAAAAATTGAGCAGCATCTTACGACTCGTGCCGGTAGAGGTGCAGGGTCAGCAGGCCGCATTCGACCGATGTGGACAACACGGTCCACTCCACCGCATCCACGTTCAGAACGTCCTCGGCCAACGGCCGCTTCAGGTCCGCCTCCCGGACCAACAGGGTCAACAGACGCACGCCGACGCCGGGAGGCTCCTGGGTCCGCTTGCGCCATTCGTCCAGGGCCTGGGCCGAATCCGAGACGTGGTCGGCCAGAGTTTCCTGTCCCTGCAGGATGGTGGGCCGCGAAAACCCCGTGGCATCAAGGAACACGGCGAGATCGGCCGCCAGTTGATCCTGGAGATTCACGCCGCCCTCCCCTTCCACAGCTTGCAGTCCCGATAGTCCGTCAGGCGCTTCATGAGCGCGGCCGGCAGCGGGACGCCGAAAAAATGCAGGTGCTGCAGAATGGAAAGTGATTCATGCAGGCAGAAATAGATGATCAGGAAATCCCTGAACTGGGCATGCCAGATGGCCTCGGTCTTGGCATTCAGGACGGAATCGAGGAGCGAGGCGCACAACAGCGTGGCGTAGTACAGGACGAATTTCGCGAGGCCACCCAGGAATTTGGATTTGGACAGACGGCCGAGCTTCCAGCCATGGCCGATTCCAAGGGCGAAATCCAGGCAGATCAGACCGAACAGGCCTTCGATCAGCTTGTCCTGGCCGCCGATCCACAGGCAGGCCAGTCCGATCACTGTGGATCCTCCGACCTTCAGACCGTAGCAAACCAGCAGATCCTGCACGGACTCCAGGAGGTATTCGCCAGCCGCCTTGAGCATTACGCCCCTCCTTCCAGCAGATGCAGGGCTCGCCGGTAGTCGCCGCCGTCAATGAGCCTGCCTGCGTGGAATTCCATCATGGTGAACGCCCGGGGCGTCACCGCGTCCATGGGGACAGGCTCGGCCAGGGTAGGCTGCAGGGAAACGTAATTGTCGCCCAGGAGTTGCAGGCATTGGTAATCGACGGCGGCGGCCTGGCCGGAGAACAGGATGTCGAGCAACGGCCTGGCCCACCCGGCCAATCCCCAGCCCGACGCCTCGGACCGTAGGTACGGCCGATCCTCGGAGCCGGTGCCGATGGACAGCATCTGGACGGCCTCGGGCGACACACCCCGCTTGATGGCCTCCACCAGGCCGACCATACCGGGATGGTTGGCCCACACGCCGCCGTCGACACAAGCCCGCATGAGGCCCGTGTCGGTTTTAACCATGCCCGGCTCGAAATAGGTCGGTGCGGCGGCCGTGGCCCGGCAAGCTACGGTCAACAGGTGATCCTGGGCCGGATCGGCCGCCGCTTTCCATGATTTGAACACCACCAGCCGGCGGCCCTCGATATCGTAGGCCGTCAGGCACAGATCGGTGCGGGTCTGCGAGAGCGCTACGTCGCCGAACACGGCGGCAAGTCCCGATTCCAGACCCGCCGCGTCGTAACTTTCGTCGGCAAGTCCGCAGACAGACCGCAGTTTTTTGGCGAGCGACTTGCGAAAGATGGTGCGACCGTGGTCACGGTAAAACGCCGCCATGTCCCCGGCCGGGATGCCCAGGGCAAGACCGGCCCCGAGAATGCCGCCCGTGCTGGTGCCGACGATCAGATCGAACAGCTGGCAAGCGTCGCGGCATGTGGCGGATTCGATTGCCGCCACGACCAGGGCCTGGAGGTAGCCGCGGATACCGCCGCCGGAGAGAGAGAGGATGCGCATGGTCAGCCAGCCTCGACGAAGAAGCGAGTCAGACCGTATTTGAGTGCGACCGGCAGACAGGCCCTGGCCAGCCTTCCGATGGACTCCCGGGCCCGCTGCCAGATGGATTGCGCCTCGGGAGCACCGGCTGCAGCGGCCTGTTCGGCGGCTTCGCATTCGGCGGCCGCGGCCGCATACTCGTTGTCCAGACTGGCCGCCTCGACAGGGGCGTGCGGTTCTATGGCGTCGATGCCCTGGCGCAGACGATCCAGGGACAGCCGCAGCCAGTCGGCTCCGGCCTGCACGGTTGCGGACGGATCGGTGGTACGTGTGGGTAGGATGCCGACGCACCCGGAGCACAGCATGAGGAACAGCACAAGCAGCAGCCTCGCCATGGCTCATCCCTCCCGTGAAAATGTTTGCCCCAGACCGGCACCGGCCGGGACGCCGAGCACCACCGGGGGAGGCCTGTCCTCCGGTGTCGATCCCGTTGGCGGTGTCTCCGGCACCACAGCGTCCGCAGCAGTCCCGGGAACTGCACGGGAAACCAGCGGCCCGGAGGCCACGGCCCGGCCGTACAGGCCCCAGCTGGCAGCCACACCGCCGACGGCCGACACGACCCACCACAGATTGAATTGCGGCAAGTCCAAAATGTAGCCGTTGATCCACAGGCGCATGTCCACATGCCCGCTCGGATCCACCCACCCCAGGGACACGAGCACCTGGACGGTGGACAACAGCAGGTACAGACAGCCGGTCGCGCGTCCGGTCCGCGAAGAGAACAGGCCCCGCGCCAGACGCCAGGCGGATTGCATCCTGTTCATTGCCCGACCTCGCCCGGTTCGATCAGCCAGATGTCCACCGGCAACGAGTAGGTGGTGATGACCGACTGCAATTTCGCCAGGTGCCGTTCATCGGACGGTTTTTCCAGGATCAGCAGGATCCCGGCCCGCTTCCCGGTGACAGCGGCATAGGCCAACGATTGCCCCACGGCCTCGGCCCACTTGGGAGCAAAATCGACCTCGACGGCATGAGTCGCCGTCTCGCAGTCGATACGCAGGCCGCCGGGCAGGCGGACCTCCATGGCTCCCTGTTGCCTGTCGCACCAGACCCGCTGATACTCACGCTCCAGATGCAGATGCCGGGCAGAGGCCGCAGGGACGGTTATCGCCACGATCAGCAACACGGTCAGGGAAACGATGCCCAACGGTCTGGCGACGCATCGCTCCCATACCGCCGCCCAATGTCTGGAACGCAGCCTGGAGATCCCCATGTCACACAATCTGCAGTAGATGTGCAGGGGATTCGCGAGATGACAAAAGAGTTTACGCAGCCTCATCCGGCCACCTCCCGCCGAGATTTTCCAACACCTCGCCCGGATAGTTGTTGCTCTGATTGTTCCGGCCGCCGGACCCGGCGTTGTAGGCCCGGACCACGACAGGCCACCCCTCGCCGCCAAAACGGCGGCGCAGATCAGCCAGATAGCGGCAGCCCCATTCGAGGCCGGTTTCCGGATCGCACAATTCCGGGAACCACCCTGAAAACCCCAGTTCCCTGGCCGTCTCCCCCATGATCTGAAGCAGTCCCCAGGAAAACGCCCGGCCGTAGGCCTCTGTGGCCTTCGAGCAATGCTCCGGCCGAAAACCAAGCTCGCGCCCCTCGACGTATTTCCGGAAAAAATCCGGCTCGAAGCGCATAGCGTGCTGGTTGCCGCCGGATTCCTTCCGGACCATGGCCAGAACCAGTTCCCACGGATGACCGTGACGGGTGGACACAGCGCGGATCAGGTCCACATGGGACGCTGCCGGGGCGGCCTCGTGCCAGCCCATGGCCTGCGCCAATTCCTCCGCCGATCGGTAATAAGCGTACTGCCCTTTGCGGCAGACCCAAAACGCCCGCGCGGAGCGCTGCTTCTGGTCGGCATGCCAGCCGGGTGTGTTCCAGTCCGGATAGAATCCGATGCCGGAGAATCCGGCCTGATCCAGCAGATCCAGTTGACGGCGGTACGTCAGGCCAAGGAATGCAAAATCCACGGCCGTGGCCGGATCGTCGTAATGCCCAGAACCCGGGACATGCCCGGCCGAATCCCTGGCCTGATTGATGCGAATCGGGACGCCGGCCTTTTCCCGGACACCGTCCATGGACAGCACCAGATCGGGCGACACCCGGTCCGGATCATGCCGCCACTCGCGGGCCTTGAAGTGTTTGACGCCGGACGGAAACATCTTAGGCCTCGGGGTCCGCGCTCGCGACGCATTTCACCAGGACGTTGGGCCGGGTGCAGTACGGCAGCGGGTTCGACTCGAACCACAGATCCACGCCCCGGTTGAAATCCTTGAGCTCCTGGCGGGCATAGAGCATTTCCCCAGGGGTGTTCACGGTGTCAATGAAGTTGCCGGGGGCTGTGGCGAACTGGAACGTGGACATGGTCCCCTCGGGGATCGCGTGTCCCTCACCCTCGGCGATGAATCGGATGACCGCTCCCTGGGAACTGGGGGCCTGGCCGCCGAATTCCTCGAAAATCACGCCGCTGAAGGTAAATCCCTTGCGGATATCCTTGCTGGTCAGTTCGGCGGCGGCCACTTGGTTGAGGTAGAATTTCTCGACGCTGGGATGGGTGATCAGCTTGTCGAAAAATTCTTTGGACACGAAGGCACGCACGCCCGTTGACACGTCGCCGAACAGGTTTTCCTCGATGTAGCGGCACAGATCGCGGCAAGTGCTGCCCACGTCCGTGGCGTCGTTGTCCAGATCGAAGTAGATGACCTTCTGCTGCATGCCGAACCGCTCGTACAGATTTTCGAGGACGGTCTCGCCGTCGCCGTCCAAGATCAAACCCTTGATGGCTCCCCACATGAGGAACTCCCAGGTGATCTCGAATTTGCGGTGGTTGTCGATCAGACAGCCCCCCATGACGGACGAGAGGGTTTTCAGCGAGTTTTCGGTGCCGAATTCCCTCACGCCCTGGAAGGCCTGGGGCAAGATCACGTCATCCATGGGGATGTGCGGCACGGTCAACGAGATCATGTTCCGGCCGCCGTGACGAGACTGCGAACCGGGGCCTCCGCGCGGCTGGGACGGCAGCAGGGTCAGGATATTGCCTTTGCGCTCGATCAGCACGGACGTGGTGGTGATCGGTTTATGGACGAAGATTTTCCCGGTCAACAGACGGCCGTAGGTATTGGGCACGAGGTTGATGGACGTGGTCAGGCTGACCAAACTGAAGGCATCCTGGGCGAACGGATTGATCATGGGCATGACTTAGACCCCCACGCTGGATTTGACGCCCAGAGCGGCCAGTTCGGCCAGGGCCTGGTTTTTCTGGGCGGCGGTCAGGCCGGCCGGCCAGGACAACATGTCGCCGATCACCACCGCGTGGCCGTTGATCACGACGCCGCGCACGTCCGACAGCCGAGCGTCGTAGACGTCGATGGTCAGGCCGGCGGCCACCTGGGTACCGTCCACGGCATCCGGATCGAGGATCTTGTACTTTCCGGACCCGGGCGGCACCGTGATCGTGATTTCATCCCCGGCGACGAAATCGGCAGCCCCGCCTGACAGGGTGAACGACAGATGCGGCGAGGCATAGGGCGCACCGACGACGGCGTCCTCAAGTCGCAGGCCACGCGGGCTGATCACATGAAAGACGCCCGACCCGGCCACGGCCTCGGCGCACGCGAGCCGGTAAATCCCCTCCTCGGCCATGACCCCGAGGGCCAGATCGGAGATCTCGCCGTTCCCGGTATTGCCCTGGACGGCGGCGGCTACCGGCGCGCCCAGGGACACCCGCCCGACGACGCCGCACAACGGGATCAATCCCCCGGTAAAAACGGCCTGGGCGCGGGAAAAGTCCCGCAGTTCCCGGCGCACGATGTCCGAGAGGCTGTTTTTTTCGGTCAGGATGGTCATTTCGCACCTCCGAATTGCTTGGCCATGTAATCCACCAGGTAATTCGCGTTTGTGGGCGCGCCCGGCGTCTTGGCACCCGGCTTGACACCGTCGGCGTCCAGACGCCGCAGGGCGTCAAGCATGGCCTCGGGCTTCGCGGCTGCCTGTTTTTCCCCTGCGGGACCGGACGCCCCCACGATCAGGGCGGCAGCCGCCAGCGACTCGCCGGTGAGACCTGCGGACAGAGCGGTCTCCAGGCGCTTTTTCACTTCCTCCCCGGCCACCACGCCCACCAGGGCCAGCACTTCGTCGCGTCCGGACTGTGCGGCCTGGGCGGTGATGGCCGAAACGTCCGGAGATGCCGCGGCGGCCGCCGACGGTCCGGCACCCTGGGCGGTTTGACCAGCCAGGGCCTGCATCGATTTGTCCATGATTTCCTCCCGTATGGATGCCAACAGCTCATCCCTGTTCTGTACCCGGTCGACCAGACCGGCCTTGAGGCCCTCCTGTGCCAGAAATACGCGGCCGTCGGCCCATTCGCGGGCCGACGCCTCGTCCAGGTCACGTGCAGCTGCGACCTCCCTGACGAACAGCGTATAGATGCCGTCCATCCTGCCCTGGATCGACGCCAACGCCTCGGGCGACAGCGGCTCGTAGTTGTTGCCGAACGCCTTTTCCTTGCCCGCCGAGATGACCGTGAACGTATATCCGGCCGCTTCGGCCGCCTTGGAAATTTCCAGGTGCACCCCGACGACTCCGATGGAACCGACGTTCGTGATCGGGTTGACGGCCAGTATCCGCGCCCGCGACGCCAGCCAATACGCAGCCGAACAGCACGTCCCGTCAGCCCAGGCATAGACGGGCTTGACCGCGTCGGCCGAGTCGATGATCGTCGCCAACTCCTGCACGCCCGAACATTCGCCGCCGGGGCTGTCGACATCCAGCAGGATGGCCTTGACGGCGGAATCGGTCAGCGCCTGACGCACCTGATTGCCGATCACGAGATAGCTGCCCCCCATGGACCACCAGCGATCCGCCTTCGAGAGGGGCCCGGTAATGGGAATAACGGCGATGCCGCCGTCCAGCAGTTCGTACGGCCTGGCCCGGGCAGGGTCGAAGTCCAGAAACAACGACGTGCCCAGCCGTAGGCGATCCGAGGACTGACGCAACCACCAAGTCAGGGCGTCCGGCTCCATGAGCCATTGTGTGGGAATCAACGGCATGCCTGTGCTCCTTCAGCGTCGGCCGCACCATGGGGGACGGCGAACCGGTCAGCGGAATCGTCTTCCACGGGTTCGTCTTTGCGGAGGGCCGCCCCGGCTGGCGTGATGATAATTCCTCGCTCCGCCAGGGCCCTGCGATCCTCGGCGATCTGGTCGAACACCTCCTCGGCGTCGCGCCCCTGCTCGCCGATGACATCCGAATGAGATAAAAATCCCATGGCGACAGATTTTTCGGCGGCTTGAATTTCTTTCAGCGGATCGACGTAGCCACGCGGCGGGGGGGCCCACCAGACGGCGGTCCAGAGATCCATGTCGGCGTAAAACCGGTTGATGTCGCCACCAGGGATGCTCCAGTACCCGCGCAGCAGGGCTTCCTCCTGGACGTAAGACCAGATGGGGTCGCAGAAATGCCGGAAAAACCATGCCCGGTATTCCGTACAGACCCGCCAGAATTCAAGGAGTGCGGCCCGGGCCGAGCTGTAATTGGTCTGCGAATAGTCCTTGAGCAGCTGCTCGTAGGGGACGCCTGCGGCGGCACCGATGGTCCGCAGGATCAGACGGAAAAAACCCTCGAAATTGTTGCCTGGACGATTGCTTTGCAGCATCTGGGCTTCTTCGCCCTCGTTCAGATACAAAATCTGGGCTGGGTTGATGCGCTGATGATAGACACGCTGAGGCGATTCGTCCCCTTCGCCGCCCAAGCCCATGCCTCCCAGGGCGGTCTTGATCGCCATGGGGAGCGAAGATGTCAGAATCTGGGCCACGACCTCGTAGTCCAGAAAATCGTATTTGTCCTTGAACAACTTCACGACCGGGGCCAGGGCCGGTTCCCCGCGCCATTGCTCGGCCCGGCTGTACCGATAGCCGTGGAACACGAGTCGCCTGTGCCCGCGCCGGGCATCGACAGCCTGCCACCCCTCAATCTCGTACGCTCCGGCTGACGGGTTTTTGATGTGATACCGGATGGGTGCGCCGGTGGCAGGGTCGATCTCGATACCGTCCCGCAGATTCGGATCGTCCAGGCTGGCGAACGGGGAACAAAGCCTGGAGGGATCCACGTCCTGCAGAGCGAACGAGAATCGGCGACCGGGATTGTCGAGCATCCTGGACAGGAAGAGGAACTCGCCGCAACGCAGGGCATCCCGGATAGCCAGCCCCTGCATGTCGAAAAAATGCAGTCGACCAGCGGCATGGGCCTCCAGACACCAAAGACGGAACGCCCGTTCCTGGTCACGTCGAATCCCCCGGACCTCATCATGCGACAGGTCCAGATCCGAGGCTCGAACACGGCTTTGCGGAGCCAGTCCCCAGCCTGAAATGTTCAGGGTTTTGGTGTCGATCAGGCTGGCGGCGTGCCCGTCGTTCGCCGCCAGATCCTCCGCCCGATCGACGAGGGTTTGACGATCCATGGAGGACTGCGGACTGCCGATCCTGACGGGATGCCAGCCGGCCATGGTCCCGGCATGGCCGGATGCTACGCGGCGGACGGGCCTGGAGCGAAACGGGCGGACAGCGGCGGCCGTGGCGGCCATGCGACGGGGTGGACGGCTACCCATGATCGGCCAGCCCTCCGGCGATGCGGGCGGGAACTAGGCGCGGGCCGCCTCCCAGGGTGCCCTGGGAAGAGAGCTTCACGGCCCGGGAATACAGGAGAAGATTGTGGCGGATTTCGGCTGCGTCGGCCCGGGTCAATGCCCTGCCGGCGAGTTGATAGGACTGGCTGGTGGCGACTGCGGCTTCCGCTGCCTTCCAAAGTTCCAGACGATCCCGGAGCTCGTCGACGGTATGCACATCCGCGAGAATGGCGGCATCACGAAGCAGGGTTCCGGTGTCGGTGTTCATGCCGACCAGATACCGGATATCGACAATTCATGCGCGTGCGTTTGATAACGGTTGATAGTGATTTAGAAAGAATCTGCGCCACGCACAAAATTATTCAACATGCCCGGCATCCATCTCTGAAGCGAGGATAATAACGTCTCAAAAATGGACACACAAGCGTCATTTCTGGTATATCTCCTGATACAGATGCAGCGCCTGCTGTTCGGTCACTGCCTGCTGTTCGGGAGAGAGTTTCCCGCAATAGACCTTGACATTTCCGATGTCGCCATCATTAATTTTTGGACTTCCTGATAGCAAAATCAACTTATACCACGCACACCCAAGCATAAGATTAGCAATGAATGGATTCTTTGATGTGCTGTATAACCATGCTAAATTTCTTTGGGCCTGATAGTCGCCCTGTATAGCCTTTTCGGAATACTCGTTAAAATATCTCTTCTCACGGTCTGACTCGCTTTCATCCTGAGACACGTTGTTCTCTGTCTTGTTATCCTTTTTCCAGCCTTCAATCGTCTCATATTGAAGCTGTTGTCCAGTAAGCGGATTGATACCACCTTGGACTTGAGCCGCATAACAGATTCCATACCATCCCTGGGCCGCAGCCACGCCGACGGCAAGCAACACCGCCAGAGAAACCGCAGCCGCCGTGCGAGCGGCGACTCTGCGCATATGCCCTCCATTTTTCGATGACCGATATCGTATGCACTTCAGCCTGACAAGCATCCGATACGAATGGGGGCAATACGCGCAAAATCACGCTTCGTGCTCCTGACGAAATCGCTCGACCTCCGAGGCCCGCACCCGGTAGGCGACGTTAATGCGATAGGCCTTGAGCTTCCCGGCCGCTATCAGCCGATAAAACGACGCCTGGCTGATCCCCAGGATAGCCATGACCTCGGTGCGATTGAGGCCACGATCAAAAACGGCGTGCGACATGCTACCTCCCGCTCCCCCACGACCCGCGCCCAGACAACCCGCCCCGCAAATCCAGGACGGACGGTGGCGAGGACACAGGCCGGGTTTGTTTCACCGGTTGATCCTGATTCTGCACGCGCTGCGGCCTGGGCAACAAATCCAGGCATGGCTTCCAGAGCACCGAGCACAGCGCCTCATGGTACACAAGGACATCCCACTGATGGTTCGCCCGTGATCCCCGTTGCTCCCAAGACACGCGGCCCTTTGCGTCTCGCACCTTGCGTTCCGCCGTCAGTTGCCGCAGATATTCGGCATCCGTCTCCGCATGGAAATGGATTGGCCGCCCGGTATCCGGTTCATTCAAACGCTCATCCACGATGTCCTTGAAATAGGCGGTATCGATGGTCCGCAGTTCAATAACGTGCCCCAATTTCCGCTTGCTCTTCGGCAACACGTCCACCTCACTGCGCCGCACCGCTTTCTGCTGGGCTCCGGAGGCACCCTTGAGGCCGAACATCCGGCCGCGACGGGTCTTATCCTGCAGCCACAGATAGGCCTCCTCGGTGCGTGACCAAACCTCGCCCTTTTCCTTGGTGCCGCCAGTGTCGAGGCCTCCCCGCCAGATGCCCATACGGGAGCCGTCGGCCATGGGCCATGTGGTGTCAAAAATCACCTGGAGTTCCTCCCAGGTTCCGACGTCGCCGTAATCGATTACCCACGAGCGACGGACCGGCCGCACCGCGTGCGCCATGACCGAATACAGAAAATACCGTTGCTGCATGTCCACGGCCAGGGTCAGGGCCACGGTCCCGGTGGGGACCGTTCGGGGAACTAGGTCCGCATCGACGAGCTCGGCGAGACGTTCCTCCCCGGGGTCACGCACCACGTCTTCCCATGGCTGGCAACAAATCTGGGTGACGAAATATTGCTTTTTCAGAATGTTGGTTTTTGCGAGGAGACTTGCGGCCGCACATTCGGACAGGCTGACGAACCGGCTGACCCAGGCCGGCAGATGCAACCCGACGGACGTGGGCGCGGCCACCTCAATGCGTGGACGCCATTCCCCGGAGGCTACCGCCTGGTTGCGCAACCGGTCATCCCACTCGCTTCCGCACACCTCACAAACATATCTGGCGGCCCTGGTCCGCACCATTTCACGAGGATCGTCCACCCCATGAAAATGGATTTGTTCAAATTTCATGAGCTGATCCGTCCCACACAACGGGACCGGACAGCGGACGTAGTAATCATAGACAACGTCCGATTCATTCTCTATCGCCTGCCAGATATATCCGTTGGACGTGGTGACAGTGCACATTTTGAGGATCAGGCAGGTATTACTGTATGAGCGAGTGCGATCTTCAATCAGTGATATGGGAGAGGCTTCCTTTCCGGCGAAATCTCCGTATTTGTCAGTCTCATCCATAATCACATACCGGATAGAATCTGATGCAATCGAGGATACCGCCTTGGCACTGGCCAGGGTCAGATCAAATCCGTTCGCCAATTTGACCCCGGCGTATCCGATGTCCCGAGCCCGTCCCGTGGCCAGCGTCCGCAGCCGATCCGTTTTCGTGAAGAGTGGTTGCAGCCGTTTTTCAAACGACCGCTTCGAGGCATCTTCGTCCGGCATGACAAACATTGTGGGGCTGGGGTGGTTGTCGGCAACCCACCCCAAAAAATTCAGCGCAATCTGGGTCTTTCCTGATTGGGGCACAAATGCCAGTGCCACACGTCGGACGGAGGGCAAGGCCAGGGCCTGCATGGGAAACCGCAGATATGGCGCGAAATCATTGTCCCAGGGCCGTCCGCGCCGCTCTCCGGCGAAAACGGTACGATACTTCTCCGCCCATTCCGCCGGATCGGCCGCCGACGGCGGCTCGCATACCCGGCGCTCTGCGGCCCGCAACGAAACGTTAATCGGCCGCATCCGTCTGCCCCTTGAACGCCACCAGGAAATCGGTCACGTCCTCGTCGGTCATGCGCACCTCGAAGTCACGGGCTTTGGCGAATCCCGCCAGGAACGAGCGGAATTCACCCTGCAGGTAGGCCTGCACCTCGCCGATCCTGGTCTGATCCCCCCCCAGCATCTCCACCACGTCGCCAGCTGCAGACGTCGCCAGGGACTCCAGATCATCGCGCAGCATCTGCCACCGACCGGCCAGGGCCAGCGTGTGATCAGCGACGTGCAGATATTTCCGGCGGTCCTTCTGCAGGAGGAATTCCGACCGCTGGGCCTGCGCCCGCTCCCGGGCGGTTTTCGCCGCAATCAGATCCCGGTTCATGTCCCCCGTCTCACCCGCAGGTTCCGCCATTTTCTGCAGATGCGCTTCCGCATACTTCCGCACATCGCCGAACGGATAAAGCCCGTCGGCGTCCGGCTTCAGAAGTCCGGCTTTGATGTGGTTGTAGACGGTCCGCCGCGAAACCTTGTAGACGCCGGTTTCCTGCAGATAGACCGCCACCTCCGCCGGGGAACTGAACTTCGTGCGACTCACAGGCTCCCCCCGCAGACCAGCTTGATCCGCTCCACCAGTTCCGATGGAATGTCGCGCATGGTCAGAACCTCGCGAACAATCCGCTCTAGATCGCCGACATAGCGTTCACGGTCCATATTACGCGTCTCCGCAGACAACAGCGCCTTGTGCATTCCCTCACACCGAGGACATTTCTCCATCATGTTCCACCTCGAACCGGCCCGGGCATTGTGTCCGGACTCACAACCTGCAGCCGGACATATCGGCTATACGCATCCCCTGCCTCACTCATTAGCAATCTGCTCACACGGCACAAACGGGCGTCGTTGCGGGGATCCCGATCCCAGCCGGACGGCCAGCGCAATCCCATTCCGCCCCCGGGATATGCGACAGCGGTGATTTCCGGCGTAACCCGCAACAGAAGTGACAGTTCCAGCGTGTTTTTCCGCAGGGCTGGATCCTTGATCTCCCGACCCATGCGAACGTCCACGTCAGACAACGGCAGTGCAGAATTCTCCGTTCTGGGTACTGGCTTCGCAATCGACGGGACCGGATCGTTCAACGAAACCGGCGTTTCGTTCAATGCGTGAGTCGTTTTATCGTTAGCAGCGTCCAGCATGACACGACGCAACGGGGACGGCAGACAGGCCAGAATCCAGGCCCGTAGGTCGCCGCCTGCCTGGACATAGTCCCCCAAATCCTTCCCCTCCGGCGGCGGGCACCGCTCGTGGTTGTGACCAAAGTGCTGGGCCCACCATCCGGTGTTCACGCCGCCCGCCTTGTCGAAGTCCAGGGCATTGATCAACAGCGAGGCGTTATGCAGCAGAGGAAATGCGGCACGGTCAGGTTTCGCGGACGCCGATCCGAATGGAACCGCCCCCACCAGATCCCCGGCGGCCTGCAGCACCAGCAGTGCGTCAAATTCCGTTTCGACCAGCACGAACACCTGGCGGTCACAGCCGATGACCCATGTACGCTGGCTGCCCCCGGGAACCTGGAGATATTTAGCTGCTTCCGGATCGAGCAACGCCTCCGGCGTCTGCCGTATCTTGAGCCGCCAGACTTGGCCGTCGACGATGGTCGGGATGACCCAGCCCATGGCCAACCGAATATGTTTCCATCGACCGTTCGGTTTTTTTTCGGCCGACAGCCCCCACGCCTGCCGAGGCCGGAAATAATCCTTGGGATTCCACCCCAGCCGGAACCGGCGGACGGTTTCCTCGGTCAGGCCACGGCCGCACAGGTAGTCCAAGGCCATGGCGTTGGCTGGATCAAAAATCTGATCATGGGCATAGTCCGCAAATTTCAGGGCGCGGTCAGCCCAGACATCAGGGGCATGGGGAGGATCACCAGGCTTGAAGCGGTCAGGGGCCACGGCAGGCTTTGGCGGTGGCGGCGTCTCGTACCCCCGCCGCCCCTTCGCCTCGATTCCCCCCAGATAGCGCCGGGCAAACTCCCGGAATCCGTCCTTATCGTCCAGGTTATGGAGCCTGCCGTACAGGCGGCACAGATCGCCGCGCTCGTCGCAGCCATAGCAGCGGTACCAATCCTCCTGCCACGAATAGTAGAAGCTGGGATTCGTGTCGCCATGGAACGGGCATTTGGCCTGCAGGCGGCCCTTTGCCGCGTCCTTGGCGCCGGGAAGGAGCGTCAAGGCGATATCCCGGCGCTCGGTCGGCGAGAGCTTTTGTTCAGCGATTCCCATACGATCCCCCCCGGATATTGCCATACGCGGCACCACGCATGGGAGATTCGGCCCGGAAAATAGGAGCTTTTTGGGAGTGTCCGACGGCCGGATTTCGGCCAACCGCAATAGGTCGGGAGTTTTTAGAGTTTTTTGGCGCGATAGGCGCATCACCGCTATTGTCTTTATTTATTATTTCTTCCGTGTGTGTATGTATAAAAAAGTCTAAATACTCCCAAAGGCGGCAATACACCAATATAACCATGCAAAATAAAAGACGTTCATCCATGGGAGTTTTCCTTAGAGTTTCCGGGAACATCTATAAACTCTCCCAACCAACGCACTGGTGGGCGTTAAATTCCGTCTTAATTTCCACGTCCAACCAGTAAACATAACTGGATTTAAACTGCTTGAGGCCCCTGGCCTTGAGCTCTTTGGAAATTTTGATGCTGCTCCAGGGCTTCTTGAATCCGTTGGCCTTCGCCCATTTTTCATATTGGCCGTAAAGCTCGGCGCACTGGATCTTCGCCCCTGGGATTCTGACGCAGTCCTCGGCCAGGAATCGACCAAATATATCCACGTCACCACGGTATTCATCCGTGTCAGCGACGACACGGGTAGGCGGCCGCAGCCCGTCACGTTGCCATTCCAGGCAACCTTCCACGAGCCAGCGCAGGATGCCCGGCAATTCCGATTCCAGCTTTTCCGGCAGATGAACATCTATGGGATGCTCGTTCGGTAGGCGCGGGGTTTCGACAAATCGCTCATTGAATTTGATCAGCAGACATCTGGACCAGAAACCCTGATCCGAGGCAGGCGCGTCCGGCCGCTCATTTGTCAGCAGGAACAGGGTGTGATTCGGTTGGATTTCGACCATCATCCCCTGGAGTGGGCGGCCTTTCAGAGTATCCCCGCCGGTCATCAGCTTCACAGCTGCGCTCGAAAACCGGCGGCCCTCGTCTGTCTCGGAGGCCCAGATGATACGCTTGCCCATCAAATCAATAATGTCCGGACTGGCGGCGGCGGATGATCGAGATCGCCCTTGATCCAGCAGCATTTCGGCCATAATCGGCCCAGCCAATGCCGGGCCCAAGACCTTCCGAATCGTTTCAATCAGAGTCCCCTTCCCATTCCGAGACCGACCCCAAAACACGAAAAATTTATGGTGGATGGACAAACCTGTAATTGCATATCCAAGAACACGCTTTAAAAACGTGACCATTTCCCCATCCCCCCCCATAACCTGTGAGAGGAAATGCTCCCATTGCGGGCACGTCGCATCTTCTTTGTATGGTGTAGGAGCTCCACCCCGTAGGTAATCGGACGGATGTCCTGGCATGAGACGTCCGGTTTTGAGGTCGACCGCCCCGTTTTTTGCCGGAAACAACCAGGGGGATCGATCCCATGGCGGGGCGTCGCGGCCGGCCATGGCCATGGTCAGGACACTGCCCCGCTTACGAGTGCCGTTCAATTCGTTCGACATCTTCCATAGCGCTCGAGCTCGACGATCCGCGAGCTTCTTTTCCTCATCATCCCCATCCTTTTTTGCCTTCCGGAAACACTCCCACTGCCTCGTCGATTCCTTGCGCAGGATATCGACGACACCGTCCAAGGCTTCCAGCACTCGCCTAGATCTGTCCTGATTCCAGTGATGACCATCCCACCAGTGCCAGCCAAGATCTGGATCAGGGCAAAAGAGTAACTTTTTTTTATATGCTTCCGGTGCCGTTGATCCATTCCATGTCATGTACAATCTACGGAAAATTTCTGCCGCTCCCCGCTCTCCATCCTCTGCGCAACGTGCGAGGAAGTCAGACGAGACTATATCTCCCTCTGCGTCTTTTTTGGCATACATCGCTTCTTCGGCTTCAGCCCGACTGCGCATCTGGATCTGTATCCGCTCCAACTCATCAACCCGTTCTCTTGGCATCACGACCCCATGTCATAACATTGACACAGCTACGGCCTATGCAAAAGTGCAATAAATTCTGTGCATCCGAATTTTGCGATTTCTTGAGGCTCTGCCGCTCCGCATAAAGCAAGGGCCAGGAAGGACCCATAAACGCCCATGGAGCATGGGACCATTGCCGCGCCTGCTCCTGGGGGGCAGGGGGGCGCGCCACAAGGCCAACCATCCGGAATCATTGACCGCCCCCCGCCGCCGCGTAGGCCGCGAGTGTCTCCCGTAGCTCGCGTACCACCAAGCGGAACTGATCCTCCACCGCCTCCTGGGGCGCCCCCTCGCGGATCATCTCGTGCAACCTGACCATGGCCGGGTAATCGTCGAGGCACTCGCCCGGCACGTCCGCACGATCCGGCCGGACGGCCTCGCGCGGCATGACCTCGCACTCCACCAGCGCCGCGAACATGGCGGCCACCACACGCACTGCCGCCTGCCCTCGCGATCCTCCCAAGGCAGCCACATCCGCGCACTGAAGCAACATGCGCCGCAGCGGATCCTGACGGACCTCTCCCTCGGGGAATCGTTCCGGATTGCGCGCGTACTTGTAGATTGTGTCGTGGCTCTTGCGGTGGATGCGGGCCAGGCCCGAGATGTCGAGGACTTCGATGGACAACTGGAAAAATCCCCACGTGGTCAGGGGCACGTCTGCGTCCACTTTGATCACGAAATTATCCTCGCGCTTTGCGGCTGGGCCGGTAGTGTGGAGTCTTGGGTGGGGGGGACCATGGGGATCCGGCTCGGGTCGATCTTGTCCCACGTGGACAGCCAGAGATCCCGCCCATTCAGGAATTTGTAGATCGCGGACTGGGACACCCCGCATTTCGCGGCATACTGCGGAACGGTCATGCCCAGCCGGGCCATGGCCTCGGTCAGTGATTTGCGTCGGTTCATGGGGACGAAAAATATCTAATTAGCAATTTACGTCAACCAAAAACATCTAATATGAAATTTGCGAAATGTCCCCACGCCCGATAGACAATCGCACGATGCCCTCCATGTACGACAAAAGCCTGGCCTGGCTCGAGCGGTTGTCAACGGGGCCGGGCGGCAAAACGCGCGTGGCCGCGCAGGCCAGGGCGCACTACTCCACATTCAGCAAAGTCCTCAAAGGGAAGCAGACGAATGCCGAGGACTACGTCGGCTGGCTGGAGCGGCTTGGCGCCCGTATCGTTTTTCCCGACGATGAGGGCGCCGGGATGCGGGACGTTAAAGTCCTGCACCTGACCAACCCGGACGAAATCCCCCCCCAGATCCCCACCGACAGATTCCGTGCGGTGCCCGTGGTCACCACCGAAGTGGCGGCCGGGCCCGGGCTGATCCCCGATGAGCGGATCCAGTCGTGGGTCGCCATCGACGTCACGGACCCGCTGGTACGCGGCCGCACCGGCCTGCTGGCGATCCGTGTGGCCCAGGGCCAGCGGTCCATGATCCCGCTGATCCAGGCCGGCGACATGGTGTTCGTGGATCGCCACGACACCGATCCGCGCCGCGGCAGCGACATTTTTCTGATTCGCGACCCCGACGGCGGCGAGGCCGTCAAAAAGGTACAGCTGCACCAACGACGCGGCCGCGAAATGATCACCTTCTACTCCCTCAATTCCCACGAATTTCCGCCAGATACCTACTTTCTCCAGGATGACTTCCTGGGGGACTACAGCAAGCCCATCATCGGCCGCGTCGTCGGCCTGTGGGCCGACATGACCCGCCGCTAGCCGCTTCTCCCTTGGTTTGACCAGTGAAATGCCCCATTAGGGGCATTTTTTTTGCATTTGACTCGCTAAATAGATTATTTTTTGTTGACTAGAATTTCTAATTCGATATTTTCGGGCCATCCCGTGAGACACTCCGAACGACGGCCACCGCATAGCGGGCCGGTCCAGGCCCCCCAAGGGGGCACAGCCAGGCGGCCGGATCAGTAGGGGGCACGATGCGGGAGACCGACAGCGAACCTTCCACGGTTGGGCGTGTGTAGCCGGAATCGGCCGTCCGCCCGGTGCAACATGGGGCCTGTCCCACAAAGGCAGGCCCCAAAACAAAGCGAGGAGCCATGTCCACACAACCCGGCGACACGCCCGACGTTCCGATCGATCCCGAAGCTCTCAAGTTTTTTGCCGGCCAAGACATCGACATCGCGCCGTATCACGCGGTGCTCATCCGGCATGGATATGCCCCATGGCAGAGCTTGGAGTACGGCAAACTTGGCGAACTCAAGCAGGAAGAGGGAAACATCAGGCACGTAGCCAACCTGAATTACTCGCTCGAACATCCGGGACATCTGGCCATAACCATCCGGCGGAAATACCAAAAATCCATCGACGCGACGCCGTTGCGCGTGAACATCAAATGGCAAAGCAACGAAGACGCATACGACCCCCTGACTCCGGAACTCCTCGACGTCGTGCTCAGCTTCCTGGACGCCGAACCGTCAAAGCCGTGAGCACCCACACGCAAGCGAGGCCCGCCATGCCCATCATGCCCGTGATCTGCCTGCCCGGCCGGATGAACCTCCTGGCCCTGCGCCTGAACATCAGGCAGGCGGCCACCGAAGACCCCAGGACCATGGACCGCTGCCTGGAGATGCAGGCCTATGTGGACGGCCTCGGCTCCGGCGGCTGCTACGACGTCGCCCGCCCGGCCCTGGCGGCGGAAAAACCGGCATGACCCCCGCGCCCGGCGACATGCCCCTGCCCGACGCCATCGATGACGTGGTGACGCGCATCCAGGCCCTGGCCAACCGGGCCGGGCTCTCCTACGGGGACCGCCGGGCGATCCTGGGCACTCTCGCCCCCTACGCCTACCTGCAACGCAAACACACGGCGGATGGCCGCATGCTGGCCACGCCGACCGGAGACAGGGAGGAAACATGTCGCGGAAACTGATCATCGGCTCCCGAATGGCCTACTACGCCTATGACCGCCAGCGGCACCGGCTGACTGCCCGATGCCTGACGCGCGGCACCCTCTACACGATTTCCGGCTGCAGCCTGGGCGAGCTCAAAAACCGCCTGCTGGTCATCGACGGCCACGGCGGCCGGGACGTGTTCACCATCGTGCCGGAAAGGAGCGCCTGATGCCCTTCCTTGCACGGTCCTGCCCCATCACCCGGTTCCGCCTCGCCGGCGACAGCGGCATCGACCGCGCCACCCTGCAGCAGGCCACGGAGCATCTGGCCCGGCACGGTTTCCGCCCCATCGACACTCTGCCCGACGAGGAATCCCACGGGTGGGTGAACATCGACGATCCCACAGACAACCAGTGGACGGCGTCCGCGCCCGAACGGCTGGCGCATCTGGCCTGGACGTTCCGACTGGACAAACGCAGCGTGCCGGGAAAGCTCCTGGAGGTCCGGACCCGGCAGGAAATCAAGAAATTCCTGGAGCGTAAGCGGGAAGAGGTCATGAAAAAAATCCTCATCCCGTTTGTGAGCAAGGACGAAAAGGCCGAGGTGCGCGAGCGCGTGCGCTTGGCGTTGCTGTCCCAGGCCGCGCCGGTGCCGTCTTTGGCCGACGTGATCTGGACCACGCCCGGAACCGGCGAGATATGGCTCTGCTCGACGACTGTCCGGCACCTCGAGCTGTTCCGTTTGCTGTTCGCAAACACGTTCGCCTGCGTCGTCAATCCCGTCGTGCCGTTCACCCCTTTTTCTCCCGGCGAAAACTGCCCTTTGACCGTCGGTCAGGACTTCCTGACGTGGCTGCATTCCCACGACGGCGACACCCTGGACGTGGCCGGAAAGGACGTGGAGGTGTTTTTCGAGCGCGTCGTCGTCGCCGATCCGGACAAAAAGCTCACCTTGACCGCCGTGGGCGAAACCGACGCAGTCAAGGCGGCATTGGCGAACAACCACCGTGTCGTCGAGGCCATTCTTCTCATGGCCATCAGCGGCGACGAATACCTGATCAGTGTGCGGGGCGAGACGTTCGCCATGCGCGTGGACACCACGTTCTGGACCCATGACCGCGAGGATCCCGACGGGTCGTTCGCGGACAAGCATTTGAGCCTCGAGCGCCTGTTTTCGACGTGGGACACGCTGTACCTGACCTGGTTGCGGGACAAGGGCCTGCTGCCGAAGGACAAGGCCCCCAGGAAGGCCAAGCCCTCCCGGCGGACCCTGCCCGAAGCCGCCGCCAACGACACCTCCACGGACCAAACCTATGCCCAGGCCCTGGAATTCGTCCGGGCCCAGGGCACAGCCTCCATATCCGGCCTGCAACGCCAGTTCCGCATCGGCTTCAACAAGGCCGCCCGGTTCATCGAACAGATGGAGCGCGACAACGTGTTTGCGGACGGATGCGTCCGCAAGGCAGGCGGCCGCCGCCTGGGCGTCACCGCCGCCGAAAATACCGTGTCCCTCGCCCTGGCCCTGCGGGCCGGCGGCGTCCGCAGCGTTGAAAAGGGGCCCGACGGCGACAGCGTGGTCATGCACTACGCCGACGGCAATACCGTCACCCTGTCCAGCCGGAAAAAGGGTGGTGTCGCCACGAGCTCGGCCCGGCACCCCGACGTGACCGTCAGCATCGAAACCCCGAAGGAATCGGCATGATCCACGACGCCCTGACGCTCATCGGCATGGGGCTGGCGGTGTTGGTCGTCGCCGTCTGGCGCGGCTCCCGCCCCCGGCCCGTGATCGGATCCCGGATCCGGATTTCGCCGCGCCATGAACCAAGGTCATAGTATGGCAACCGAACCCACAATCACCTGCCCCCATGGCCACGGCGAGACCGATTTTTCCGCCTGCTGCGAAGGCTATCGCCAACGGCGGGCCGGGTGCGCCACGTGCCCCGGTCCCATCTACCTCGCGGCTTCGAGCCGCTCCGACGCCTTCAACGCCGCCCTGGCCGACAGGCTCAAGCCCCTGTTGCAGGGGACGCCGGTCGCGTCCTCCATGGAAACGCCGCCGGAGAAGCGGCAAGAGGGGCGTCCCCGGCCGATACCTGCCGCTGTGAACACAACCGGGCTGGCAAGGCCACACGGCCCTATCTCGCGATATAAGGCCCTGGCCCTGGCGATATCCCATGCCATGGAGAAACGTCCCCAGGCCGAACGTATCGGCCTGCTGGCACTGCTGCGGCACTATCAGCTCATCCCTCGGGCCATGCCGATCAAGGACGAAATGCAACTGCGCTCGGTTATCCGTGCGGCTGGCCTGCCGCGCATGATTCTTCCGAACAATTCCCGGGCGCTCCCCATAAACGACCACGTGCGGGCGTTCGTCCGCAGCTACAAGCCCAAAAAGGCGGCGGCATGAGCGGGCTCGTCATCGATCTGTTCGCGGGCGGCGGCGGCGCATCCCTCGGAATGTCCTGGGCTCTGGGCCGGGAGCCGGACATCGCCATCAACCACGATCCGGTGGCCATCGCGATGCATCAGGCCAACCACCCCAACACCGTCCATTACTGCCAGTCCGTCTGGGCGGTGGAACCAATCCACGTCACGGGCGGCCGCCCCGTGTCCATCCTGTGGGCCAGCCCGGACTGCAAACACTTCTCGAAGGCCAAGGGCGGCAAGCCCAAGTGCCAGAACATCCGGGATCTGGCCTGGGTGGTCATCAAGTGGGCCAAGCAGGTGCGGCCGACGCTCATCATGCTCGAGAACGTCGAGGAATTCACCGAATGGGGGCCACTGGGCCCGGACAAACGCCCTATCGAAAACCTGAAAGGGACCACGTTCCGGGCCTGGCGGCGGCAGCTGCAAAAACTGGGATACCGCGTCCAACACCGTGAGCTTCGCGCCTGCGACTACGGGGCCCCGACGATCCGCAAACGGATGTTTCTGATCGCCCGGCGGGACGATTTGCCCATCGTCTGGCCCGTACCGACACACGGCCCCGGCCGGGCCCATCCCTACCGGACCGCCGCCGAGTGCATCGACTGGTCCATCCCCTGCCCGTCGATCTTCGAGCGGGTCAGGCCGCTGGCCGAAAACACCCTGAAACGCATCGCCCGGGGGATCGATCGGTTTGTGGTCAACTCTCCCCGGCCGTTCATCGTGGGCGTCGGCGGCCGCGAAGGCCAGAGCCCGCCTGCCGGAGTGGACCGGCCCATGCGCACCATGACCGCCAAGGCGGACAAGGCCCTGGCCATGCCGTTCGTCTCCACCTACTACGGCCCGAAATCGGAAACCGAGGTCCGTGGGCAACACGCGGACGCTCCGCTGGCCACGGTCACCACGGAAAACCGGCATGCCGTGGTGGCTCCGGCGATTGTCCCCATCGAACACTATGACGGCCGGGAGCGCGCCCAGCCTGCCGACGCCCCCATGCGGACCATCACCGCGTCCACCAAGGGCGGACAATATGCCGTGATGGCGCCGGTCCTGGTCAGCCCGGCGCACAGCAAATCCACCGGCCGCAGCCAACACGTCTGGTCCCCAGGCGAACCGCTGCGCACGGTGACGGCCAGCCAGGATTTCGCCGTGGCCGCCTGTGTCCTCAAACATTACGGCGGCGTCACCGGCCACCGGCCCGACGTCCCGCTTGGGACGGTGACCGGTGTAGATCATCATTCCGTGTGCACCGCGCATATTTTGCGGCAGTTCGGGCATAGCGTCGGCGCTCCGGCGGATACGCCCGTGGGAACGGTGATGCCCGGCGGAGGCGGCAAAACCGGCGTCGTCACCTCGCATCTGGTGAAGCTCTACGGCACGTGCCAACACGGGGCGGACAGCCGTCAGCCCATGCCCACGGCCACAGCCGGGGGCAACCACCTGGGCGAGGTCCGTTGCGGGCTGGTGGACAAATACTACGGCCAGGGCGTGGCGCATTCCGTCAACGAGCCCCTGGGCACGGCCACGGCCACCGACAGGTTCAGCCTGGCCGACGTGCGGTTTCAGGCCGTGCGTGACCATGCCGCCGCCGTCCGGGATCTGCTCATCCGTTTCCGGCCGCGTCCCGCCGGGTTCATCCTGGATGATTGGGACGGGCTGTGCGGCGACGCCTGGGCCGGTGAGGTGGTGCTTGACGGCGTGGTGTGCCGGATCGTGGACGTCGGGCTGCGCATGTTCGAGCCGCGTGAACTGTTCCGGGCCCAGAGCTTCCACGACACCTACAAAATCGACCCCCTGGTGAACGGCAAGCCCCTGGCCAAGAAATACCAGACAAAGGCCTGCGGCAACTCCGTGCCTCCGGTCATGTCCGAGGCCCTGACCCGGGCGAACTGGGTCGAGGAAACGGATGATGTGCGGCATGCTTTGCCGCCGCTCTTAGTGGCCATGGAACAGGCCGGGGGGACGGCGGGATGACCACGCCCACTCTCGACGCCAACGGCCGCGAGGCCGCACCCTTGACCGCCTACGAAAGCCGCTGGGCCGAGTCCGTGGACACCGGAAAGGTCTTGGCCGCCTACCAGGAATTGCAGCGCAGGCAGGCTTTGCCCCTGGCCGACAAGATGGTCATGAGCCTGGACCGGATCAAGGACTGGCACAGTGCATGGGACGGGAATGTGAGCGTGTCGTTTTCCGGGGGCAAGGACTCGTCGGTGCTGTTGTGGCTGGTCCGGCAGGCATTTCCGGATGTTCCGGCCGTGTTTTGTCACACCGGCCTGGAGTATCCGGAAATCCTACGCATTGTGAAGGCGACTCCTAATCACGCCATCCTGCATCCGAAAATCCCGTTTTGGCAGGTCATCAGGGACTACGGCTGGCCCGTCGCGTCCAAAAAAATCGCCCGGGGCGTGAACATCCTGCGCAACCCCACCGAGCGGAACAAAAACGTCTGGCGGCTCTACGACCAGGGCATCAATCGACGTGGTAAGCCGGTCCACGGGTTCAAGGTGCCGGATCAATGGCGTTTTTTGGTCGATGCCCCGTTCAAAATTTCGGATCACTGCTGTCAGGTCATGAAGAAAAGCCCGGCTGCCCGGTACGAAAAAGTGACCGGGCGGCGGCCATTCCTCGGGACGTTGGCCGCCGACTCGAAGGCCCGGCAGCGGACCTACTTGCAGACTGGCTGCAACGCCTACGACATGCAGCACCCGCGTTCGGCCCCGTTGTCGTTTTGGACCGAGCAGGACGTGCTGCGCTGTATCCTGGAAAACGACATCTTGATCCCGTCCGTCTACGGCCGGATCGTCGAAATGGATGGACGGCTGGTGACGACGGGCGTGCGACGGACTGGCTGCGTGTTTTGCTGCTTCGGCCTGCACATGGATCACCTGGACGGACCGGAAAACCGTTTTCAACGTCTCGCCCACACCCACCCGAAGCTCTACCGCTATTGCATGGACAAGCTCGGCTTGCGCCAGGTTCTGGCCTACTGCCGAGACGCCGCGCCGCCACGGTTGGCCCAGCGGTTTGTGTGGGAGCCCCGGCGGGGAATGCGGCAGGTCAGGCTGATGGAGGTTGAAGCATGACCACCCAACTTACCCTCTTCGCACCGCCCCCGGCGGCTCCTGTCGCCCCCGCCGTCCCGTCCGGCCGCTTCTACCGCGACGGGCAATTCACCCTGCCCGAGGGCGAGCGTCAGCCCATGAAAAGCCTGTTTTGCGTCATGGACCCTGGCGGCTCCCCCCGGGACGCCCTGCGCATTCTGGTGGTCTACGACCATGACCGTCGCACCCAGCGGACGGTGGCCCTGGAATGTCCGGTGCTCAATTGCCGCTGGGAGGCAGGCGACAATTGGCTGCAGAACGCATTTTCGCCGTGCCACGCGGCCATCCTGGCCTGGACTGCCGCCGATCTGGGCCTGCCGCCCGAAACGGTGCGGCCGCTTTGCTACACAACCAGCGCCTGGCAAGGCGAGGACCGGGCCGTGATCCGCGACGAGCCGCACGCGGGGACTATCCGAAAATTTGTGGAGAAGAGGAGCAAATCATGACCACGGCTTTCGACAACCTCTCCCCCGACCGCCTGTCGCGCGGCATCTACTGGCAGCGCAGCTGGAACATCATCCTCGGCTGCACGCCGGTTTCCCCGGGGTGTGCGCACTGCTGGTCCGCCCGGGAGGCGAAACGCTTCGCCGCGCATCCGAATACGATCATTTCCAGCCGTTATACTGGCCTGACCCAGGGCGACACATGGTCCGGCGTCGTCAGGCCCAACCACGCCGCCCTTGATATCCCTCTCGGCAGAAAGAAGCCCACGGTGTTCGCCCTGTGGACCGATCTCTTCCACGAGGACGTGCCGGACGACTTCCGGGACCAGGTCTTCGCCCGCATGGCCATGTGCCCGCAGCACGTCTTTCTGGTGCTCACCAAAAGGTCGGAGGGGATGAGAGAATACGTGACCAGCAATGAGCGGAGAAGCTCTGTTATGCTGGCAAAACATGAACTGTCCCTCCCTGAATACTTAAAGGGGAGAACGACGGAAGTCGAAGACGGAACCCCCTGGCCCCTGCCCAATGTCCTCCTCGGTGCCACGGCCGAGGATCAACAGCGCCTCGAGGAGCGCGCGCCGGACATCATGGCCCTGGCCAGGCTGGGCTGGCGCACGTGGATGAGTCTGGAGCCGCTTTTGGGGCCGGTGGACCTTGGATTCACGCGTCGTCCGACCGACGATGACTACTGCGGTTGGACAGGGGATGGCCCCATCGACGTTGTGGTCACAAAGACTGGCCAAGTGCTCTCTTGGATCGTCGCCGGCGGCGAGACTGGCCCGGGCGCGCGGCCCATGCATCCGGATTGGATTCGCGCGGTGCGGGACCAATGCGTGGAGGCGGGGTCGCCCTTCCTGCTCAAACAATGGGGGGAATGGGGCACCACCCGGATCAAAATGGGCACGGGTGAGCCTGTCTGGAGCTATTTCTCCGACTTTGAAAACTATTGCGACAAGGCCCCCACCAGGATGGTCAAGGGCGATAAGCTGATTTGCCCGGACGGCCATATGCCGACGCATGGCGGCCGTGACGGCAAGACATTCCCGATGGTCATCACCACCCGCGTCGGCAAGAAACGCGCCGGCCGCCTGCTCGACGGGCAGACCTGGAACGGACTCCCCAACCTCTAATCACCTGGAGAGCAAGGTATCATGACCACAGAAGAAAGAATCGCACAGCTTGAAAAAGAGAATGCCGAACTCCACGAAACCATCAGCATGTACGATGATTTAGAACATGAGAATGTCGAGCTAAAGGAAACAATTCACAACATGAAACAGCAAGGTACCGACAGCCAACCTGGGAATACCGACCAGACGGTGCAACAGACCGGCGTCGCCTTGATCGCGGCCGAACGGCGGCGGCAGATCGCAGCCGAGGGCTTTTCTGCCGAGTACGACGACACGCGCCTGGACAGCGAACTGGCCTGGGCCGCCTGCTACTATGCCATGCCGTGCCCGCTGCATGTCTCCGGTTGTGGCTTGGTCACGCCCTCGGACATCTTCGACGAAACCGGATTTGATACGCAATGGGCCAAGCGGGACAACAAATCCCGGGTACGGCAACTGGCCGTGGCCGGTGCGCTCATCGCCGCCGAGATCGACCGTCTGCAGCGGGCTGGCCTGGACTACGGCGGCCAGCAGCCCGGAGACCAAACAGAGGCCTCGGCATGAGCGCCCACTCCTTTTCCGTCCGCCCCATCCTCTTTGCCGGCCCTATGGTCCTGGCCAACCGCGCCGGGCGCAAAACCCAGACCCGGCGGGTGGTCAACAGGATTACGGGGATCGGGCCTGTCTCCAGTTTCCAGCCGTCGGACACACCGGGATATGACTGGATAATGAGAGATCGCAGGATGCTCTGGAACGATTTGCGTCATGCCGATGTGTTGTCCCGCTGCCCATACGGCCAGCCCGGGGACCGGCTGTGGGTGCGGGAGACGTGGGCACATGACGCGCCGAGCCTGGAGGCGTGCCGTAAACGTCTGGAGGATGCTTTGGCAGGGGGCATATCATATGGCCCATATTACCGCGCCGACGCCATCCATGAAAACTCTGGCTTGCGTTGGCGTCCCGCAATCCACATGCCCCGCTGGGCCAGCCGCAACACCTACGAGATCGTGGAGGTGCGGCTGCAACGCATCCAGGACATCACGCCCAAGGACGTGGCGGCCGAAGGGTTGGTGCGGGTTCGCAAAGTCTTCGGGAACACCTGGAAATGGGGACTTCCGGATCGCAACGGCTGGCCCGGGACAGACGATCACGGCTGGCCGTGGTCGGAGTGGTGCGCAGACCCGATCACGGCCTACCTCAAACTCTGGGACCGGATCAACGCCGCACGCGGTTACGGATCGGGCAAAAACCCCATGACCTGGGCGATTACGTATCGCGACGTCACGGCCCAGGCCCTGGTAGCGGCATAGCCGAAAACGCACGCAGTGCCCAAGACTTGATGGAGCTTGCTAGATGACACCCGAACTGATGAACGATGGGAACCGGCTGCTGGGAGCAAAAGAGGCCCGGGCATACCTGGGCAACATGCCCCGGTCGACGTTTTACCGGAACGTGCAGCGGGGCATCATCCCCCGGCAACGCTACTTGGCAGGGACGCCCGTCTGGAGGCTCGCGGATTTGCAAGGGCTTTTTGATCAGCTGCCCCACAAACCGGTCAGCGACGATGCGCGCAGTTCGTCCAGGTAATCCGCCCATGCCTGCATCAACTGCCGCCGCTCGTCCAGGTACTGCGCCCGGTTGTAGATGGCCCGGATCTTGTCCGTCCCCTTGTGGGAGAGCTGGGCCTCGATCACGTCCGGCCGGTGGCCACGTTCGTTCAGCAGGGTGGAGGCCATGGCCCGGAACCCGTGCGCCGTCATCTGCTCCCGCCCGTATCCCATGCTCCGGATCGCCGCGTTAACGCCGTTTTCCGAGAGCGGCCGATCCTTCCCCCTGGGCCCTGGGAACACATACCTGCCCGATCCCGTCAGGGGCTGAATCCACTTCAGAACCTCGACGGCCTGCCGCGAAAGGGGCACGCGGTGTTCCACCCGGGTCTTCATCTTCACTTCCGGAATAGTCCATCCTTCGGTTGCAAAGTCGACCTCGCTCCATTCGGCATGCCGGATCTCGCCCGGCCGGCAAAACGTGAGCGCGGAAAAGGCCAGGGCGGCCCGCACGACGGCCGAGCCCTTGTAGTCGTCAATTGCCAGCAGGAACGCGCCGACGTCCCTGGGTTTCGTCAGGGCGGCGTGCTGGCCGTGCTGGAACGGTACCAACGCCCCGCGCAGATCCCGGCAGGGATCTGATTTCACAACGCCGATGGCCACCCCATAGCGGAAGATCAGCGAGCACAGGCCCAGGACGCGGCTGGCCGTCTCGAACGCCCGACGCGCTTCAATCCCCCGCAGGATGGCCAGGACGTCCGTCGGCTCGATCTCCGTGATCGGCCTGTCTCCGATGCGCGGATAAACGTCGAGTCGCAACCGACCGTCAACGGTGACGGCATGGCTTTCCGCCCAGACATTTCGCTGGTTCCGGACATACTCCTCAGCCAGGGCCCGGAAGGTGACGACGTCCACCCCATCGTCCCGGCCGCGCTTCTTTTCCTGGCCAGGGTCGACGCCCTTCGCCACCATGGCCCTGGCCTCGTCGCGTTTCTGCCGGGCCTCTTTCAGGGACACCTCGGGCCAGGCTCCAAAGCTCAAACGCTTTTCCCTGCCGTCGAATTTGTACTTCCAGCGCCAGTGCTTTCCGCCCGCCGCGCTCAATTCGAGGTACAGGCCTGCGCTGTCGTGGAAACGCTCAATACGGCCGCTGGCCTTGATCGCGCGCAGCTTCACTTCGGTCAGTTGGGGCAA